GACGGGTTCTACAACAAGAAACTTGGCGTGGTTATCAAGCGACCCGTTTTTATCCTTGAACATCGCACGCCAATGGAATTTCGCTTTCCTACATATTTTCTTCAAGAAAGTTATGTTCTTCAACCACTTGCAGAACGAAAAAATTTGAGGCTTGCTTTACAGATTCTTCGTGGCAAACTCAAGAAGTATCTTAAATACGGTATATTTCCTGACCTGCATACTGGAAACATTGGCTGGTATCAAGGAAAACCACTTATGTTTGATTGGTAAAAAAACTCCTTGACTTTTCTATAAAAACACACATCGTATCTACTATGAACATTAAAACTAAAGAGGCTTTGGCATTACTTGTTGGTAATATTTTCGGCGTTGTTGCCGTATTTGTTATCTCTGGATTTTTGGTGGAATGGATTTGGAACAGCACAGTTGTGAGTATGTTTGGCGCAAAGTCTATCAACTATGTTGACTCGCTGAAGTTGCTATTGCTGACCAGCATCCTTTTCAAGAGCATCACTCCGGTGATCAAAAAAGATTCTTGACTTTTTATAAAAATCTGCTAAGGTTATTAACACTATGAAGATCTACATCGCCAAGTGGCCCAACGGAACCGTCACAATTCTTTCTGCTAAAAACAAGAGAGATTTGTTTTTCAAGTTGGACGAGGAGGGTGATCCCAGCGAAGCCGAAATTGAACACGTAACTTTTCTTAATGGTGAAGTTCACATCACCACCAATTTTCTCAAAGAGCGCAGAGATGGTGAAACCAAAGTTGTCCTCGATAATGAAATTGGGTTTCCTACCATCGAAGTGGGGTTTGGTGACTATTCAACGGGAGAAGAAATTAAGACGCGAAAAGTCTCTTTTGCTTGACATTTCTATAAAAACTTCTAACTTCACCAGCATTATGACTAATCCTCCTAACAATACTATCTTCCAGTACGTTCGCAATCGGCGGCGGGAGAAGGTCGGCGTTGTCGTCGCTACCAAGCGTAGCGACAACACCATTGGTCTCGGCTTCAGCCTGTGTGCCACGAATCGTGGTGACACGTTTAATCCCACGACGGCGATGGAGATCGCCATCGGTCGAGCGGACAACTTCCCGCATTTCAAGGCTGATCTTCCACAGAGCGTGAAGGCTGATTGGGACATTATCTACGACCGCGCCTGTCGCTACTTCAAGGGCTGCGAGGTCTTGTAATTTAACACGGTGGGGTGCGCATACCAGTCAACGCACAATGATTTTGAAAAAGAAAAAATACAAGATTGAACTTTCGCATCATCAAGTTTGTGCTCTGAGTGCCATACTTGAATGGAATGCTGAAGATATGCAATCGCCAAAAATCGATCCTGATCTTCGTAAGCATTTCCTTGCTATTCAGCGAGTTGTGAAAAAGACACACAAACAGATTGACTTTTTATAAAAACTAGTCATTCTACTCTAACTATGGATCACATCGACTTCATCATCGGCGTTGAAAACGGCACGTTGAGCAACGAGGACTTCACGAACAATGTTCAATCCTTTGTTGACTCTGGCATTTGGAAGAACCTGCAAGGTTCGTGGCAGCGGATGGTCCACTCTTGGGTGGAATCTGGCTATGCGAATTTTTAAGGTTGTGCTTGACTTTTCATAAAAAATGTCCACGCTCCCTCGTATGAACTCCTCCCTCACCTTCGCTGACAAGGGTCTGTTTCTTCTGGCGGTCACCACGCTGGAACTGGACGCCACCCCGACCTACGAACTCGACTTCGACAACCTGACCATCTATTCCGACGACATCGACGGTCTGGTGGATGTCCTCCACAACGGCGGCGTGTTCAACTTCATCTGCCATCGGAACGACAGCGAGCCGTCTGACGGCTTCCTGACCGACGCCGAGGCGGATGCCGACGCCCTCGCCTCTGCTGGGTTCGGCACGGACGAGGACTATGGTCACTACGGAGACGATGAGTGACATCGTTCCTCCCGCCACTTTGGCTGACATCCTAAACGGACCAAAGCCAAGGTTGGTGGGGCGTCTGGTCTTTGACCACAAGACCGCGCCGAGCCTGATGCTTATGACCGAGGATCAGGCTAGGGCGCACGACAAGGCAACGAGGCGACCTGGCTATGGCACTTGCCTCAAACGAGTTTCTCCACATCGTTCTTGACATTAGATAAAAAGTACATCAATCTATTCTCCTATGCCCAACTATTGTTTCAATACGTTGTCTATTGATGGTGATGCTGATGGCATCGTCAAGTTCCGTGAGTGGCTCAATGGCGAGCCGCTGACGCTTCAGAAGATTCGTCCTATGCCGCAGGAACTGGAAGAGACCACTTCTCCTGTCCCCGAGGCCCAAGCCGACAAAAGCAAGGAACTGATCGAAAAGTATGGTTCCGACAACTGGTACGACTGGCACGTCAAGTATTGGGGTACGAAGTGGGACATCGAGGCCAGCGAGGATACTGCCAGCGACAATAACATCTATTACAGTTTTGATAGTGCGTGGGGTCCGTCGCTTGAAGCAACCAAGTATCTATCCACGTTGTTTCCAGAACTGAGTTTTACTCACAAGTATTATGAGTGTGGAGTTGGTTTTGCTGGTCGTCTTACAATCGCTGGCGAGGATTATGACGAGGTTAGTTATGACTGTGAAGATGAAGAAGAAACGGTGTTGTATCGCCAGTTTGTGATCGACGAGTTTGATTTTGACCCGTTCGAGCATCTGGAAGAAGAAGATGAGTCTTGAACTGAACAAGATTTACAATGAGGACTGTCTGGCTACGATGGCTCGTATGCCAGACAGTTTTGTTGATTTGGTATTTACTTCGCCGCCATACAATATGAATCTAAGAATTCGTAATGGCAAGTATTGTAGCCGCCAAATAGTCAAAGAAGAGTTTAGTACAAAGTATGTTGGCTTTGATGATAATCTACCGATTGATGATTTTCATAGACTGCACAGCAAGATACTTTCTGAACTAATAAGAACCAGCAAGATTGTTTTTTACAACATTCAGATTGTAACTGGCAGCAAGGTTGCTTTTTTCAAGATGATTGGCGAGTTTTCTAATCATCTAAAAGATATTATTGTATGGGATAAAAACCACGGTCAGCCATCTATGCAAAGTGGTGTATTGAATAGACGCACCGAACTTATTTTAGTATTTGAGAAAAGTAATGCTATTTCTCGCCAATTCAAGAAATGTAATTTTGGCAGAGGCAAGTTAGAAGATATCTGGCAAATAAGCAGAGGCGAAAAGTTCAGTAAAGAACACGGCGCTTCTTTTCCGTTAGAACTATCTAATAAAATAATACATAACTTCAGTAATGTAGATGATATAGTATATGACCCATTTACTGGCACAGGCACCGTAGCAGTATCTTGCCTAAAAAGTAATAGAAAATACATTGGTAGTGAAATAAGCCTGAAGTATTATAACATAACCAATGAACGTATAGCCTTGACAAAAAAAGAACTACAGATAGATTAGAACGTATGAAAAATAACGACCTATTTTCGCTAAACAAAAAGAATATTCATCTACACACAAATGATGGTAGATATTTTACTGGCTATGCTAATGTGGCTGGCGAATATGTTATTATTGGAGTAGATGAATACCCCGTTCATTATTCTGAAATCTCCACGATTCGTGAAGTATGAACGAAGATACAAAAAATCAACTGGTGCAATGCCTGATAGATTTGGCAAATAGATTTGGCGAACTGGGTGATAAAAATACTCAAAGTATGCTGCTTGTAATGGCAGGCACCGTCAAAGAAAATAGTCAAGAAATGCTGGCATTATGGCTGGGTGAATATGCCAAACTTAGAATAGCAATTATGGATCGCGAAGATAGTTCTTGACTTTTCTATAAAAAGTGCCATAGTTGTTGGCACAATGAAGATCAATACCAAACTTCGCTCTGTTTTCACTTCCGGTGTCAACCTTGGTGGCGTCGTCCACAAGCCCAAGAAGGGCAAGGGCGCATACAATCGCAAAAACAAATATGCGAATCGCTGGGAATAACTCTTGACTTTTTATAAAATTTAGGTAGTCTATCATTATCAATACTATGGATATCACCAAAGAGGACATTTCTTATAGAGTTTCATTTAGTAAGAAGGTTCGCGACTGGGACGGTGCGGATTATTACACAGAGTTTTCTGGAAGTATTCTTTTATATCAGCCGGATGCTAGCACCAAAGATATTGGCGAGTTTTGCATCTGCAAAGTTGCGTTAAATAGTTGCTTCAAAGATGATGACTCCCAACTGTTTGATCTATTGGACGTAACCCAGACGGTAACAGATGTTGCTAACGAAATACTTAATGATGATTATGAAATCAAGGAACACATCGTCAACGATAACGATTTTCCTTCTGATGATTTCACCATCATTGATTCAATAAAAATTGACCCAGAATATCGTGGAATGAACATTGGGTTGGTTGTTATTCGCGATTTTATTCTCAATTACGTTGGTCACGGAGAAATTGTTGCTGTGAAGCCTAGCCCGTTTTATTGTGATACAGAAGGCGAGACCGACGAAGAAATTAATCGTCGCAGAGCAAAGTTACGCAAGCATTGGGCCAAGTTGGGATTTAAGAAATATAAGAATCAAAAGTATATGCTTTTGAAGGTTTGGCGTGGTATGAAAAATATTAATCTAAAGACTCCCAAGAAAAAATTGGTTCTTGCTTGACTTTTTATAAAATTTAAGTACTCTACCAGCACAATGAACTACGAAACTTGGAAAGAGTGTTTCAGCCAATACAATCTTCTGGGCATCATTACTCAGAACATTCTTCGCAGTTGCGCCGGTCAGCGCCTAGTCAACAACGGATTTGAAGAAGTTGGCAGCAGTGATGTTAATCACGAACTGTTCAGTATGTGGTTCAGCGCAGACAGGGATTGGCAAAAGGCAATCTTGGTCGAAATTGATCGCTAATAGTTCTTGACTTTTTATAAAATTTAGGTAGTCTATCCCCAATGATCGACATTATCCTTGGACTACTCGCTACTTGGTCGCTGTTTGGCATCTGCACCGCCATACTAGCATTTGGTACATATTCCAAAGAAGAATATCTTGATGTTAGCATTGCCGAGGCTATTCTTTATTATGGCCCCGTTGCCTCTCCACTTTTTCTGCTAGTGCGATTCAGTTTTATTCAGAAGTAACTTGACATTTCTATAAAATCTATCACAGTACTATCCAAGATGACTACCATCCTTATCGCCACCCTCGTACTTTGGACTGTGTTCGGTATGTTTGTATTATTCAGCCTGCCCGACGATTTGAGCATCAAAAATGTCTCGTTGCTCAAGTTGGTACTGGCCCTTGGCCCTGTTATTGTTTTGGTAGGGGTAATTGGAGCCGGTATGTTCAAGGTAGTGGACAAGACCATTACTTGGCTCAATCGGAAGTAAGTGCTTGACTTTTTATAAAATTTAGGTAGTCTACTGTTATGACGCTAACAAACTCGCATCTGATTGCTCTGGCAGAAGACTATGGCTTTAAGCGGTGCTATCCAGAGCAGAAGTATGGTGATCCTGCTGCCCGCTGGGAGCGCGGCGGTGGCTTGTGGGAAGAGTCTGATGTTGCTGGCTTTATGCGTGAAAAAGCCAAGTTTGACACAGAGTTGCGTCTAAAGGCAGCAGGATTTATCAAGTAAGATACTTCCATTTTCTTCTGGACATTTTATTTTTTTCTGATCTCTTACTTTCGTTGGATCAAGATGGAATGACAACCAAGCACAACGCTTGGTTCCTGATTGATCTAACAACCTAGATATGAAGCACGTTATCTCGTTCAAGAACGCCACCCTGTTCAAGTATGGCACGGTCGCTCTGGATTTGAGCAACATTCACCTGTTCATCGACAGCCCGTCGCAGACGGTCTGGGTGGATGACGCTGCCGCCGCGACGGAGGCGTTTGATCTGCACGGCATTGATACGGACGAATACACCATCAAGGCGGGAAATGCATCTACCTATGCCCGCCTGGTCAAGGAAGCGGTCAAGGTCGCTCGCTTGCAGGCTGAAGCCGCAGAGGCGGCGCAAGTCGAGGAGTTGGTTTAATTTAGGTGGGGGGGGGGGGGAGCGCAAGCCCCTTCCTCTTCCTTTGCTCAAAGTATCGAATGGCGACTCCATTCATACTTTTATTAAAATGTCAATACCAAAAGTGGCATTTGAACTTTCTGGGATAAACTGAAAGAATATCCTTGTTAAAAATAAAAAATCTGCTAGGGTCTGCATCGTGAACAACATCACCCTCACCAAGCCCGAGACGAATCTGGTCAACAAGTTGACCGCCGACTACGGTCTGGTCATCTCCGACCAGTCCACCGAGGTGGTCAACCCGTGGAACGCTCACCGCGTGACCACTACCCCGCTGGCGGCGGCGCTCATCCGCTTCGCGCAAGTCGCGTACAACAACTACGCGATGAGCGGCAAGATGTCGTACAACCGCAAGCCGGTTGCAATCGGCATCTACGACCGCGCCCGCTACCTGGTCTTGAAGTTGGACAAGGAGGCGTATTTCAACGTGCTCGACTAACCCCCGCAACGGTCGCAGCCTCTCCGCCGTGGAGAGGCTGCACCACTAGAGTTTCCCGCCGGTTTCAATCGCCCCTCCGGTGGGGTCATTGAATGGGCGTCAAGTTGATAGCTCGCTTGACGCCCATTCTCATTGACACAATAAAAAAAGTCCACTCAAACACGAGTAGACTTTTATTGAATCTGTCAAGGTCAATTTTGGCCTGCTCACTTTTTCTAAAAAAGAAATCGACAAGGGATAGAAAATCTGAATGATGTGTTGCGTCGAGGGTAGGTGAGGGCAACGCAGCAACGACGCCGCGACCCGCGCCGAACCGAGACACTCTCACAAATGAACTCCGCCACTACCTCCGCCATTGCCGCCGCCGCCCGCGCCGTCGCGACGGTTGCTCCCTCCTCCCTCTCCGCTTCGGACGCGATTGTCGCGCTGCTCAACCGGATGGGCATCACCGGCGCCAAGTTCGTTGGGGTCACCTACCGCGCCAAGGAAAGCGGGGAGGTCAGCCGGTACACGGTCCTCGTTGGCGGGGACTACGGAAACTTGGTCCGCAAGTCGCTGGCGGAAGCGCGGGCGGTGAAGCCGGTGGACAACGTGCGGGGAAGCCTCGACCGCAAGGCGAAGGCCGAGGTGCTGCGGTCTCTGCGAAACACGCTGGAGAACGCCAAGCGGGGCGAACAGAATGACAGTTACACCAAGCGCAACCGCTATGCGAGCGTTGGCAACGGGGTCAGCGTGTTCGATGACGGCACCTTTGAACTGCGAGGGATTGTCGTCTCCCGCAAGGTGCTGGAGGCGGGGACGCACAAGGTTGTCAAGTCGCGTCCCCTGACGATTGCCAAGGACGCGATTCGCAAGCAACTTTCAATCTCGAAGTATCGGTCCCTCTGTCTGGACGCGGGCGCGATGCAATCCCTCCGCTGCGGAGGGACCGAGGTCGAGGTCTGAGTGAATCGGGGCGGGAGGGGTGAGAGCCTCCCGCCCCATACTTTTTTTATGAGGTAGTCAAGAACATTCGGTGACCACCCACCCTCCCCCCGTGGGGGTGGGGGTTGAAAAAAAGGCTTGACAACCCCCCACCCCCCCGCGTAGGTGCCGGTCTAGGTGTCTTCTAGGTGGGGAGGTGGGGGGGAGGTGGGGGGCGGGGTAATGCGTTTTATACTTGAAGTCAATTTTTTTGCTACACTTTCATATATACACAATTATCTAACCTTTATAATTCATATATAACACCTTATAATCCTGTATCTGTTTATTATCCTTTTTTCCTTATATAGTTTTTTACATTATATCCCCTATTTTTTAAATTTTAAAATTTTGAAAATTTAGTTATAGGATTTTTGTATATACAGTTTTATTTTTGCAAATTACCACAGGGGATATTTTTTTATATGAATTTTTATATATATTGTATATGCATATACTACTTAAGAGTTTGTTAAAAGAAAATGAAGATGATATAAAGAGCATAAAGATATTAACCAAGGATATTCTTTTAAAGATGGTAGATGCTGCTCAAAAAGAATATGATGGTTGGGCATTGAATAGTGATGGATATGATGAAGAAGTTGGTAGTGGTGGAATATGTCATCTTATTGCAGATAGTATGGGTGACGTGTTAAATAGTATTGGGATAGAATATAGTCCGGTATGTGCAACAGATGAGCAGCATGTATATATTGTTGCCAAATTTAGTGAGGGGGTATATACTATTGATATACCATATAGCATATATGAAACTGGTGCTGGATATAATTGGAAAAAGAAGCCTAATATAAAATTTGATACTACTCATATTGTAATAAGCAAACTAGACGGCGATGCTAATAAGTTTGATATGTATATAGACTCTCATTAGAACATATGCATATATCTTTAATATCTTTGTTATCTGAATCATCAGAACTTAGTAGTAGTGGTAATGATGGTGATATATATTTTAGCGAAAGTGCATGGAATATAGCAAATGGTATGACAGATGGCAAATCAAGAAGTATTATTGCATATATGTCGCCTGATGAATTTTTGACCGTGGCGCAGCGTATGCCAAGTAATGCCTTGAATAAATTTCATGAAAGAGCAAATGAGATAAGATCTTTGATGAATAGTGGTGTAAAAATGAGCAGTTTGCCGCAATTGTCTTTTGAGCATGATGGGCAGGGAACATCAAAAGCGACAAATCATGATGGCAGACATCGCGCATTATCACTAAAGATTATGGGTGTAAGAAGTATGCCGGTTGTTTTGACATCAAATGGTTCAAAGAAAGGTATGGCAATACGCTGGAATGAACAGGGTGATCCTAATAGTTTTGATTATTATAAAGGTGTCTGGCCAAATGTGTTAAAAGGCGAAACTTCTGGTGAAATACCTTTTCCTATTAAGGATACAAGAGTTAAATAATATTTATCTATAGCATGAAACCCGTTAATGTAATTAAAGAAGGATATTTTCATCTTCCGCAGAATATATATCAAGGTATTATTGATGCATATTACAATGCATATGATAAGTTTAGACAGGGTGATGTAAAAAGAGTAACAAGCAAGAATTTTCCAGATCAGACATTTGATATCGATTTTAGTGGATCAAGATATGAGTTTTTGAACAGTTTGGAACCAAAGCCAAAGATAATTCTTTCATTTAGTGGTCAGAAAAATAACAGTTTCTTTAGTTCAGAGAAAATACAATATAATATTGGGTTGATAACTATTGACCTCATGCAGGGTAGAAGGGCAGTATATGATGTTATAGAACATGAGATGTTGCATTTTGTGCAATATCTTGTTAAGAACTATAGACGAAATCTTTTATATAATAAATTAAGCGCGGCTGAAAAAAATCTTGCACGCAAGTCGGAGGTCGGAGAACAATCACCAGAGGATTATGACGAGATCATAAGATTAAGAGCGGCGATTGCCCAGACTGGCATTGGTGGCTTGCCTCCAGAAAAATATATATCAGCGGATGTTTCTACGAAGGGATATGCAGTAGGAGGAACAGGAACGCGACGGGTTCAGCATTCAAAGCGCCCAATTGAATATTATCCAGACTTGTTAAGCGCGATTCGTACACTGCACAGTGAGTATTATCAAGAATCGGGTTCAGATGAAAATTGGGAAACCAGTAAAAATTCAGAACCATTGAAGAAGAAATTCTTCGTGAAATTCATGAACGATGTAAACAATGGTGATGCAAAAGGACTTGCTCGTTATATTTTTTCTACATTCAAGGAAATGGATCCTGAATTTTACAAAAAAATGTTGGCAATTGCATATGATGCATTTGTGAATAGAGATCCTAATTTTGACGCGGCGGATGTGAAGAAGAAGTTTGATGCCGTGACGGCGAAAATAACGAGCAGCGAGTTTCTTGACAAGCCAGTAAAGGTATCGGCCAGTGATTTTGAATATGCGGCGTGGAGACCGTTTTATAGGGGAATATCACTGAATACTAATAATAGTGAAACTATGAATTCTTTTGCGAAAATTCTTGGAGATATTGGCGTTGAAATCGGCGGAAGAGGAAATCTTACATTGCCCCCCAAGGAAAAAGATATACAAGAATTATTCAAAAATCTTGCGGAAAAAAAGAAAAGTGGGGATGTATACGGACTGCAAATGGTAAAACGCGGCAATAAATTGAATGAGCCAGAAATTCCAATTGAACCGAAAGATGTGACCAAGGATATCGCGGATTCATTTTACGATAACCTGTTTCATCAGTTGAGGTGGTGGTATTCTAAACCTGTTCGCAAGGAGAAATATTCAACTTTCGTCAAGTTTGTCAATGTGTCATACGGTCTACCCGCCAACGCAATTTAATTGTTGTCTTTAACTGGCGTTTGTGGGTTGATCTCTTCTTCTTTTTTCTTTTCTGCCAATTTCTTTTTTTCTTCTTGCTCGCTGGTGTTATATTTTATGCTAAGTTTCCATTTTGGTTCAATCATCTTCGGCGGAAATTGAAACATCATAACACTGAAATTATATGCTTTTGCATGCATTAGTATTGGACCTTTTATTTTAGCGGGCGATCCAAAGCATAATGGCGAACCCATATCCATATCATATAGATAATTCATGCTACCCATATCTATCCAAAAGAATACTGGGTCGTCGTCCATTCCTCTTATCTTTCTTGGGTTAATATATTTTGGATTTGGTATTTTTGATGGCGGCGATTCATAATCTATACCATTTATCGATTCTGCAATTTTCCAACCCGTCGTTGCATCTCTGATAAGTTTATGAGCATATATTTGTTTTGGTTTTTCACCAGGCTTTAGTTTTTTATTTAATTCTTCGGCATGTAAATTCAATTTTGCTGTTATAAGATTAAGCGATCCGTATTGCACCGGATCTCCCATGCTTGAATCATATAGCATATATTCTGATCCAGACAGTTTAAATATATAAAATATGGTTTCTCCTTGCGGTATTCTCGGTTTTTTATTTGGTGCGGTTTTAGCCATATATTCATATATAACTATTCTATTATGGTTATATTTATAGTGTATATAAAATATGGCATATACATATTATCTCGCTGATTGTTCTCATGCTGCAATAGAAGATTGTTATTATCGCGGCATAGTTAATGGTACATTTGTTAAAAATGTAGAAGCAGGCGATACTATTGTTTTGCCTAGCGGATCTGGTACATGGGGTGCGCCTGCTTCAAATCCTGGCAATGGTGGTAGAATATATTTCATATTGCCTATTACCATCACCGGTCAAGGTGATGATACTGTTATTACCATTGATGAAAATGGTTCAACATACAACAGCGGTGTAATCAATCTATGGAGTGCAATTACATTTTCCAATATGAAAATTATTGGCGCGAATACGCGACCAGTAACGCCAATCGTTGTTTCTCCATATAATAATAGTGGTGTTACTGGTGGTATAAATTTTACTGGTGCTGGGTTACGTATCACTAACATAACATATGAGGGTCGCGGCGGATCTTCATATTTTATGTATGGTGCCAAAGTAAGTTCTGCATTGATTGATAATTGTAGAATATCAGGTGGCACAGGTAACAGTGAATTGATATTTGCTCGCGGTCCAGATAATGCGTGGCAAAGTAATAATACATTAGGCGGAGCTAATAACATTTTTATTGAAGATTGTGTATTTAGCGGCGCGGGATATGTAAGTGACGCAAACAGTAATTGTAGAATGGTTGTGCGTAATTGTACAATCACTGGTGCAATCAAGGTTGATGGTCACGGATTAGCAAGCAACGGAACACCTGCTCGCGGCGTCCGTAACATGGAAGTATATAACAATACTTGGACATATTCATCTCAATTTTGGGCAGCGATTGAGTTACGTGGCGGTACAAACATGGTATTTAATAATACATCCGCTGTATCTAATGGTTGGTTCTTTTTGACCGACTATGGATACTTGGCAACATGGCCAAATTTTGGAAATGTATACCAAACGCCAGTAAATTATCCGATTACAGACCAGATTGGCGTAAGCAAAGATCCAAAAACTGCCGCCGGTGAACCAAACTATGTATGGGGAAATAGAGCCGCTGGATCTGTATGGCCTCGTCAAACAAAATCAGTTCCTGCCTCCGCAAGCATGTTATATCAAAGTCAAACTGGCACTGCATCATTTACAGAATATGATATGATTCGGGCAAACCGAGACTTTTTTGCTGAAGCCGGGTTTGATACCACACAGCCTGGCGGAGTTACAATTGGTACTTCGGCAGAAATGGCTGCTACAACGCCGACCACTCAGAGCGTTGGATTTTGGGTAACAGACGAGGGTAGCTGGAATCAAAGCGGAACTGGTTCGCAAGGTAGACTGTATACTTGGTCCGCGTCTGCATGGAACTTGTATTATGAACCATATACATATCCTCACCCGCTTCGTTCGGCATCGGTTGACTTGACTCCGACGCCAACAGCAACAGTAACTCCAACTGCCACTATCACGCCGACACCAAGTGTAACCGCAACTCTTACGCCAACGCCAACACCAACCTCCACTCCAGCGCCAATATCCGTTGTTACAAGCGGACTTCAATTATATCTTAATGCTGCAACAGGTTCGAGTTATCCCGGTAGCGGAACAGAATGGTATGATTTAAGTACCAACGCATATACGGCGAGTTTGGTTGGTTCGGATGGTGATCAAAGGCCCACATACAATATTACGCATTTTACTTTTAATAGTGGTGAGTACGTAGATACAAATCAAAGTTTGGCAAGTGAGAATTTTTCTGTGGGCGCTTGGTTTAGAACAAGTGCGGGTGGTATAAAGATGATTTTGAGCAAGGAAACTGCTGACGGTGCTCCTTGGAATTATAGAATTTGGTTGAATGGCGGGCAAATTATCGCGGATATGGCTCAAGGAGCCACACAATCTAGTTTAAGCAGCACATTAACTACATACAATGATAACCAATGGCACTTGGTCATGTTTACACGCAATGACAGTAATTGGTATTTGTATGTTGACGGTGCACAAACCAACACAAAATTAGATTCATATGTTGGCAGTGTAACAAATAGTCAAGAATTGTGGATTGGGCAAAGTGCATATCTTGGAGGAAGTTATCAATATGTCGGAGATATTGGCCAAGTTTTCATTTATGATTCTGTGTTGGATTCAGCTCAAATTTTGCAAAATTTTGAGGCAACGGAGGAAACATATTATCCACCTCCTACACCAACACCTACGCCGACAGTAACTCCTACGGAAAGTGTTACGCCAACTCCTACCATTACTCTGACCTCAACAGTAACCCCCACAGTAACACCTACAGTAACACCGACAGTAACTTCTACGATTACTCCCACGCCGACAATAACTCCTACGGAAAGTGTTACACCAACTCCTACGATTACTCCGACTTCAACACAAACTCCTACACCTACACCCACGTATACCCCGAGTACAACACAGACTCCGACTCCAACCTCGACTCTTACACCAACGCCAACGTCAACTCTGTATCCAAAAATATTAATAAATCCTCTGAGTTACGGTACATCAAATAGTTTTCCACTTTGGCAAAGTTCCACGCTCGACTCAAATGGACAAAACACTGAACGGATAATTACAGACAAAACTTCAATAGTAGAAGGAGATATTGTAAAACTATCTGCCACACAGGTGTATTACAGTTTTGATTATTATGCCATATACCCTCCGCACAGAATATACAATGCAGGTGCTTTCTGGTATATTACCCGTGCCGGATTTACTGCTTCGTATGATCCCAACACAAGTGTAGTAATAGGTTCAAATACGAACATTACTGGTTCGGATGGAGGAATTCGTGCTATTTATAGATAAACTTATGAGTATATACAAAGACAACGTAAATCAAAACGAACTAAGCAAGGTTATTAGAGATATGCAACCTGATGTTAAAAAGTCGCCAAATTATAATGAAGCGGCGGCTAATATTGTGAAACAAGGCATAGATCAAAAGCACGCATTTCGTGCGGAAAATAATCCTTTTAAACCAAAGAGTAAATTATTGTAATATGAAAAAGCGCATTCCATTTGATGTTCAATTTTTAATGGAAAGCATTTTATCCGAAGATCCCGACGAAGTCACTATCAATAGAGACGATGCATCATACTTTATAAATAAGGGAGCAAAAATAAAAGATAAGGTATCTCTCGGTTGGGAAGATTCGGATGCAATAACGTTTTATATAGATTCTTCTTCACGCATTGTTGTATTTTCCGACGAGCAAACGCATAACAGAATGGAAGCCGGTTTAAATCTGGCATCCAGATCCGTGGTATATCCGGAAGGAATGAAAAACAAGTGTGAGCCAGACGAATTGCATGGTTGCGTGGGATTGTTTTTTTTGACTTACCCAAATATAGGAATTTATTTTTACAATTTAAAAGATAACACAGACGCTGGGCTGGTGGAGTATTTAAAGCAAAATAGATTAAGACTGAAAGATATAGAAATAAGAGGATCTGAAGAAACGGGTAAAACTGGATCGACGCGTACAAAGGAGTTATGCGGAAGATTGTGGAAAAATGGAAAAGTTATTAGTTTTTGGAACGATAAGTCAAAGATTGACCCTTATATGAACTTAATTCTGGGGTTTATGCGAAAACTTGGATTATCTCCACAAGAATTTGTATATGAATTTATCGACGTTCGCGGACAAATTGCATACGATGAACTAAGTCTTCAAATAGATCAGGCAAGAAAAAAAACCGACGCAGAAAAGCAGGAATTGTTATCAAAAAAACATTTCAAGAAAAATAAAGAAGATTTTGGTAAAGAGTTTTGGGCAAAGCACAAAAAAATGGCAGCAAAGGGATTTGACTATCCGGCAAAGGCAGATGCGGCTATTCCGGCATTAGAAAACAGAAAAAATGTAACATCTTAGGCAATATAATAAATCAAAATTTTAATATATTTTATATTTAATATATATGAACGACCACGTCAAGTATCATTCTAACCCTAATACCAGAGTTTTTGGATTGGTCGGAGATTTAGTAGGAACCGATGAAGGTAAGGCTTATGTAAAAAAACAAAATGATACTTTGAACGTGGGATGGACTGAAGTACAAGAAGTAGAATCCGGAATCACCCCCACTCCAACGATTACTCCCACTCCTTCTATCACACCGTCGTCTGGTACTCCTACACCGACGCCGACAGTAACAGGTACTTCTCTTACACCTACACCGACGCCGTCTTCTAATACGCCTACACCAACACCTACACCAACAATTACACCTTCCGGAAATACAAGAAGATTAAATATATCTCCAGCAGTAAGTGGTAGGACTGTGTGGGATTTTAGTATACATGGTCCATTGACTGTAAATGGATATGGTACATGGACTATCAGCCCATTCTCTAATAATTTTATAATAAACTATGATATAAATGGCGCACATGGTGGCGAAGGTGGGGACGATGTATCGGTTCAAGGTGGGAGTGGTGGAAGAGGATCGAGAACATTGGGTACGTTTTTACTTGACGGGACATACAAACTAATACCTGGAAATGCGGGCGGACCCGGTGGCAATAACCAAACTGGTACCGGCGGAGGTTCTGGCGGTATCGGTTATTATTCGGGTGGAAATGGAGGAAACGCGGGTCCAAGTGCTACCGGGGCTTCTGGTGGGGGTGGCGGTGGAGGTGGCGCATCCGTTATACTAACGAATGCGAATTCTCTTGTTTCCGGTGCTGGCGGTGGAGGTGGAGGTGGAGGTGCTGGTATTAATCCTCCAGCAGAAGGAGAATCCGCTTCATATGCTCCATCATCATTTGTTGCGGTAAATGGAACCGGTGGGGCAAATGATGCAGACGATGGCGGGGGCGCTGGTGGTGGTGGTGGTGGGGGCGGAATTGGAGGATCGGAAGGTCCAGACTACGATACCGGCGCATACGCAGGAACGAACGGCGGCGGCACCGGACAAAGTTTAGCAAATTACGACGGATATATAACATTATCGTAATAAACATATGCCGAAACACATTCCATATAGAAGAAATCCGGAATCAAAAATTTTTGGACAAGTTGGTGCAGCAATTGGTACAGACGACGGAAAATTGTATGTAAAAGTTGGAGCAGATATGCTCAACGTAGGATGGGAGGAGTTAGTACCAGAACCCCCACCAACTCCGTCCGTTACCCCATCATTGACACAAACCGTTACACCGACCGTAACTCCGACTCCGTCCGGAACTTCCAACACTCCAACCCCGACGCCGACTCGGACAGTAACGCCGACTGTAACTCCTACTCGTACACCAACTCCTACCCCAAGTCCGTCATCGCCGCCCACCGATGAACCTACAGACGAACCTACAGACGGACCTACAGACGGACCTACAGACGGACCTACAGACGAACCTACAGACGAACCTACAGACGGACCGACCGATGCGCCAACTTCTGCACCAACGTCCGCACCAACTTCTGCGCCAACGTCTGCGCCTACGGACGCGCCAACGTCTGCGCCTACGGACGCGCCAACGTCTGCGCCTACGGACGCGCCAACGTCTGCGCCTACGTCCGCGCCAACCGACGCTCCAACATCCGCACCTACAGACGCACCAACTTCTGCACCAACGTCTGCGCCTACGGACGCACCAACTGACGCTCCGACATCCGCACCAACTGACGCGCCTACGGACGCGCCTACGGACGCGCCTACGGACGCGCCTACGGACGCGCCTACGGACGAACCAACTGACGCGCCAACTGACGCGCCTACGGACGAACCAACTGACGCGCCTACGAGCGCACCTACCTCACCTGGAACAGGAGGAGGCGGAGGAAACGAAAATAATGAGAATATAGGACAACAATAAACTGGTTATTCAATAGTTAGTCACGCACTTACTAAACGATTGGCGCTACTTTAATATAAAATAGTTATATGAAAAAACTTACAATCGGTATGGTTACATACGATGATTATAGTGGAGTGTATTTTTCAATACAATCTATAAGGCTATATCATAAAGAAGTATCAAACGAAATAGAATTTGTTGTAATTGACAACAATCCATCCGGTTCACACGGTAAATTGTTGGAAAAATTTTGCAATTCTATACCCGAGTGTCGATATATTCCATTCAACGAATATAAATCTACTTCAATAAGAAGTAAGATTTTTGATTTTTCAAATACCCCATATGTCTTGGTTATGGATTGCCATGTTATGCTAGAACAAGGATCGTTGCGGTCTTTGATAGATTTTTATGACTCGGAAAAAGATGATGAAAATTTATTGCAAGGTCCGTTATACACTGATAGTTTAAAAACGGTATTTACTCATTTTGATTTAAAGTGGAAAAACCATATGTGGGGAACTTGGGGGACAGATCCACGCGGAAATGACATTTCATCCGAACCGTTCGAAATAGAGTGCCAAGGACTTGGAGTATTTTCTTGTAGAAAAGATAGTTGGTTAGGATTTCACCCAAAATTTATTGGGTTTGGTGGAGAAGAGGGGTATATACATAAAAAATATAAAAAATATGGAAAAAAGACACTGTGTCTTCCTTTTTTAAGATGGGTGCATAGATTCGGAAGACCCGACGGTGTTCCTTATCCAATATACACCGAGCATAGAGTTAAAAATTATATATTGGGGTTTAGAGAGTTGGGACTAGATACTCAAGAAATTTATGATCATTTTAAGATAGATATAAATAATTCTTTATTGGACAAATGGTTCGCAGAATCTGCGGACTCCATAAATTCAAAAGATAGTCAGACGTAGTTTGATGAAAAAATCCAGAAACAATATTTTTTTCTTTTGGGACGGTCCTATTTCAGATAATAGATTAAAAATATTACTGGACTGTGTATACAGTACCAGAGTATTTAATCCCGACAGAGCAATATATGTTATATCAAACACTCTGCGCGAAAGTGATTTTATACCAAAATACAATATACAGTTAAAACGATGGGATATATCACTGATCGATTTTTCTCCTGTTCTCAAAGATATTTTTTTTAAACATTACTTGTCGGCTTCTGCAAGAGAAAAATCGGACATTATTCGGCTAATTTTATTGTATAAATATGGAGGAAGTTATATCGACACCGACGATTTGGCAATAAAATCCATGACAGAAAAAAATAATATAATATGTAGGTCTTACGATCCTCACACTTGTCACTACAATAAATTAAATGCGGAGGATTGCTTACCTGGTAGTTTGAGAGAAATTAGAGGATACGATCACATTCCCATATTTCCACGGAACGATTGTTGGCAAAATTTCGAGCCAAATCATCCGATTATAGATGGAATATTAAACGACGACATTTTCATAAATGGAAATCATCCAGTGCGTATTTGTGGGGATTATTCTTTTCAGTCTTTAACTTTAAAATATTGCAAAAAATTTCCAGAAACGTATACACTGGGTCTTACGCTTATATATTTTTACGAGGACTTTCTTTCCAATTGCTCATATTGGGATCAATGTGCATACGGTGGAGAAATGTGTGACATATATAAGAGTTTAAAAAATATTAATTTGTATAAATGGGGAAAATATAAGTGCGACAAAGAAACTGCATATAAATTTCTTGATACGGTTTTAAAAACTTATCCTTATTTATCTCATATGTGGCTACATTCTAAGGACACAAAACCGGAATGGTTAATAGAAATAGATAAAAATAAAGAACACGAATTATCAACTTGGTTGTATAATTTGACCTTAGAAAAATATGAACGATAAATTTTCAGTTATAATACCTACACTGTGGAAATCTAATAGAATATATAAACTGATTTCCGATTTGAACACTTGCGAACAAGTTGGTGAAATAATATTGATAGATAATTCAAATGAGTATGCGGAAAAAATTAAAACTATTCCATCAAAAGTGAAGATTGTTCCAAGAGATCAAAATATGTATGTAAATCCCGCGTGGAATTTGGGAGTATCTTTATCTAAATTTAATAACTTATGTATTAGTAATGATGATATTAATTTCGACACATCGGTATTTCATTTTATTAAGGATCATATCGATAGTGGAATTGTGGGACAATCTACGAGCAATTATCGCACATTTCCGTCGTCGATGAATTTTAAAGTAGAAAAAATACAAGAACGCCCATCTGGTTGGGGGTGTTTACTATTTTTAAAAAAATCAAACTGGGTTTCTATTCCTGAAAAATTAAAAATTGCGTGCGGTGATGATTTTCTTATGGACTCGGTGTATGGAGGCGCATGGCAACTGACCGGGTTTCCAATAGAAACCAGAATGTCTTCTACATCACTTCTATCCGAGTTTAAAAAAATTCAAGACGACGACATCGCTACATATTCTTCAACGTGCAGTCCATTTATCTCTGTATTGACTATTACGTATAAAAGAAAAAATTTTTTGGAAGAAGCAATATATTCATTTTTAAATCAAATTTACGACGGCCCTATGGAAATGGTAATAATAAATGATTGCCCGGATGTACAATATGTATTTGATCACAAAAATATAAAAGTTATAAATTTAAATTATAGGTTCTCTTCCATATCAGAAAAGTTGAAATACGGGTTTATTGCGTGTGGAGCAAATAATATATATAGACTGGACGATGATGATTTACTTTGTCCATGGGCATTAAAGTGTGTATCCCAACAAATAAATGAAAAGCGTGGTATGGAGGTGTATCGGTCTGAAAATCATTATTTGTTCAAAAATAATAAATTTTCAACTAAGAAAAGTAGTGTAAACAACGGAAATGTGTACTCTAAAAAATATATACTTGAAACGAATTTTCCAAATAAAAGCGGAAATGAAGATGTCGATTTTACGATTACGTTTCCAAAAAAAGTCTATACCAAGGAAAACCAATCCACAATGATATATCGTTGGGGAATGGGTACATATCATATTTCTACAATGGGATTTGATAATGAATATACACTAAAAAATACAGACAATCTCTGCGCCAATGAGAGTGGAACTGTGAAATTAATTCCAACTTTTCATAATGACTATTACTCCCAGATCCCAGACGAGGATTTAGAAAAATATAAAGTTAAATAACAATGAATATTTTTTTAATACTTCCAACTAAATATCGTTCTGACTAGCCCCTTTAAGTAAAATGTGGGGTTTTTGCCTTTAGCAATACACACGCACAAGCATTTAAAATGTATATAACCATGTTGTATTCGGTCATTTACGCTAAACTTACTCACGGTCATTATAAATAGTAATTATTCTAATATTTTGTACTTGATATTTTAAGATAGTATGGTAAGGTATATGAGTATGAATGATACATCTAACACATATACTATCAAGCGTGGTCGCGGTCGTCCCAAGAAGGTCGTGACCAACGACGCGGGCGAGGAACTTGCGCTCAAGAAGGTTGGTTTGCCCGCGATGATTGAACCCACCGAGCACGACATTCGTGATGAATTATCGTACCTAGAGAGTTACAACTATTCTCGTTATAGTGAAGAATAATACAAAAACCAAAACATGAGTAATAATACACTCGAACAAACTGAAACCACAATGTACGCTGTTTTTCGGAACAACGTCCGCGTTAGCGACTCGGAGTATGACTCCAAACTGGATGCCCAGCGAGAGCTTGACTATTGGACAGGTATCATCAAGCGATACCCCGATGGCAGCAAGTTGGAAATCCGCCCCCTGAACCAGAAGAAGGCCCGAGTCTAATCATATGAAGAACAATCAAGGTCTAAAACAGCGTATTTTGAGCGCAACTTCTGCCGATGAAGTGGAGAAGTTGCTTAACGAAGGGAAGAAGTACGAGTTTGCGAGCAAGAAGACTCGCAACTCGTGGGCAAGTGCGGCTCGTCGCAAGGCTGCTGGCGAAAAGTATGTAGCTGGCACGACTGAAAAGCCCAAGAGCAAGAAGAAGGCTCGACGAGCCCGCATCTAAACCAAGGGGAGGGAAACCTCCCCTATTTTTTTATGAAAAAACTTAAGAAACGAGAGAATCAACTGCTGAGTATGAGGCTTGATATTCTCAATCCATTATTTGGTGAGATGTGGAATAGGTTTGAACCAATGGTATTTGACGAAGATGCCGAATCTGTTGAGTTAGAAATACATAACAACAATTTCAGACTTGTTGCTAATCCAGAAGTTTGGAAAAAATACAAGTATGATAAAAAGTTGTTTGTTATTTGCCACGAACTATGCCACGTAATGTTTGGTCATTGGCTAATCAATCCAAAGATGGACAGAGAGTGGTGTAATATTGCCCAAGACATACAAGTCAATCAGTTTTTGTTCAAGTGGTATTTCAAGGAGAAGGATATTGGCAAAGATATGGCTACGGTAAAAACTGTTTTTAAGCATAAAGCTAAAATGGTTTATACCAACAAAGATTATACTTATTATTATAATCTATTGATCTCATGTCTAAAGAAACCATTATCACAAGCAGCGAACTGAACACACTAAAAAGCCACGGTACTGTTTATATTTGTCGTTCGTGTAAAGATAATAAAAATCAGATAGTGTTATTAAAGTATAAAGCCGGTGGAATACATCAAGTATTCACCGGCTTTTGTTATTATTGCGAAAGTTTGTTTGCTGGTTGTGGAACTTGTCAACAGAAAACTAAGAAATAGATATAGGATTCCATCTAGGAGGCTTATCTGGACAAATAGAACTTGGCATATATAATTTTGCCACAGAGCATCCACATAGTTTGCATTTTCCCAACCCATTAAATGCTTCAGTATCCCAATTTGGGCAACCAAGGCATATAGATTTTCTTTGTTCAAATACCTCCGGTGGTACTTTGTTGAATTTGTCCTTTACGCTCCAGTCATATGCGGCCTTGGTCAGGCTTTTTGCCTTATCAATTAAATTTGGTTCTTTTTGTTCACTCATGATATTTATATGTAGTGTTTAATACCGAAAAAAGACTTAATATACCGAAAGAATTTATACTTTTTGGACACAAATATAAAGTCCAAATAGAGCCTGATTTGTTTGAGAAAGAAGATTGTTATGGTTGTGCAGACGAAGATTTGAAATTAATACGTTTGCAGGGAGTTGGCGAAGTAAATAGAAAATATGAAGAAGATGGCGTGGTATATGAAGCCGTGGTTAAAATAACAGAAGAAACGGTGGCAGAAACATTTTTTCATGAAGTGATGCATATCATATTGGATGCAACGGGAGAAGAAACATTGTCTGAGAACGAGAAGTTTGTGAATATAATGGGAAAATCTTTGCTAGAGATATATTTATCTTCAGTATATGAAAAAGAATCCACGCAGTAAGTCTGGATCAAAAGTAAAGTCAAAAAATTCATACGAAGTCATAGAACTTCCGTCATCAAACACGGAAATGGAAAAGTATTTGGAAACGCATCGCCACGAAATCAACCGTCGCATATTGAATAACATTGAATATGGCATAAAAAACAGAATGCCAGTTGTTGAGATCTTCAGTTTCAAAAATTCAAATTTCGTGGTATTGATGAACCAAAAAGATTTTAGGGAAAACATTCAAAACATCATTGAGTTTTCAAAAAAACACGATGATTTTGAAATTTGCCGTCAGGCAAAGCAGGTTATGCAAAAGTTGGACATGATGTCCGTCTTTTTTGAATACAAAAAAACAAAATAATATGTCAAAGAAAAAACGCCTACTGAATAAGAAAAAGCACAACGATATAGAAAATAACAATAACCATCAACAACCACAAATAAAACACGATAAAAGTCCAGTAGTGCATCAAAGAGGAAAAATAGAACATCACTTAAGAATATTAGACAGAGAACTGACCGAAAAACAAAAGAAATTTATAGAATTGGCGTTAGATAAAAAAGTAAAAATGTTATTGGTTTCTGGACCAGCAGGTTCAACAAAAACATATCTATCTGTATTAGCGGCGTTGCTGCTAATGAACGAAAAGAAAGTAAGTGATTTACTTTATGTTCGTAGTATCGTTGAAAGTGCCGACACAAAAATGGGAACCTTGCCAGGCGAAGCAGATGACAAGTTGAGTCCATATAAACGTCCACTGATTGATAAACTCGATGAACTATTGCCGCGAGAAGATATACAATATCTAATAAAAGATGAAAGAATAGAAGGATTACCAGTTGGATATCTTCGTGGATTGAACTGGAATGCCAAGGCAGTTATTGGCGATGAAATGCAGAATTGCACAAAAAAGGAACTAATAACTCTTATGACTAGAGCAGGCGAGTTTAGCAAGATATTCTTGTGCGGCGACCCTCAACAGTCGGATATTAACGGAAGAAGTGGATTTCAGGCAATATTCAACCTGTTTAATGACGATGACAGCAAAGAGCACGGTATATATACGTTTGAATTCAATGAAGACGACATACTACGCAGTGCCCTAGTAAAGTTCATCGTAAAGAAAGTAAAAAATCTAGGGTAATATAATAAGTAAAGTATAAATTATAAAATGGCATATATTTTCATATGCTGCCTGATATTTATAATCAAAAGATAATTTTATTATGGCAAACCAGAAAACAACCGAATTAAGGCGACTTTTATCCAACGAAGCGGCGGCGGGAGATCTTATTCCTATTGTAGATGTTAGTGAGTTGACAATAGCCCCGACGGGAGAAACCAAGGCTATTACTGCACAGGATTTTGCCGGTTGGATGCTGTCGAGTGGAATATTAGATCTACAAACGCCGTATCAATCTGGTCAAACTTCCAATGGATTGTATTTTAGTTCCGCAACAACCCCCAATGGAGATAAAAATTTATATTGCTACACTCCATTTCCAGTACTTGGATCAAATTTTAGCATATTTGTGAGAGGATTTGTTCCATCTACAAGACCGGTAGATGCTTCGGCAATACATCGTGTATTATTTGGCGCAGGAACTTCATACGCTTCCGTCGGAGAATCTGCGAATTCCGCATACATTGCGGTCGTTAATGACGATTTAGTTGGATATGTGTCAGATGGAACGAGTACTAGCCAAGCAGTCGTAACAAACTTTTTCATCAATAATAAAGATCGAGTGTTTGGAGCGTGCCTGACAAAAAACTCAAGCGGAGATGTTAAACTGATAGTTAACGGAGAATATATTGCAAGTTCTAGCGGTGGACCAACCACCATAAACAGTTCACACATCGTAATGGGAAATGGGCAGGCGACTGAAACAAATCTTGAATGCACAATATACGAAGCGCAAGTATTTAATGCTGCGTTGACTGCAACTGGATCTGCGCAGTTGTTTTTCGGTGGATCTAATTACTCGCACGCAAATTTAATCGCATCATATACTCCAGAAAATTTATTCGCTGGTCCAACTCAGTGGTTGGATTCAAAAGGAAATCGTCACTTACTTTTACCCACCGAGGGCGCTAGAGCGACAAATCCAACAAAGAAATTTATATTAAATTTTTATACAACAAGTTCTTGTTATTTGGGAAATGGAGAAAAAAGAAATGTTCTTCCCGAAAAATATTTCTTAACGTCTTGTGTAGTTGAATCAAATTTCAAGCCCCTTATTTCAATAGGAAGTTCCGCGTCCATGTCTCCAATATCTGCCAGCGGAACTGGTTCTTGGTGGGACAATAGAGTACCATTTACAAGCGCATCATACGGCGTCAATCCTCTCGGATTGTTGGCACTAGGCGCGGGGCATGTGGATAGGTCATTATATGTGGCATACAGTGGGAGTCTCACCGAAGCGCCGTGTACGTTTAGTTTTGAAGGATATATAAGAGTATAAAAAATTAAATGTTATGTTTTCTAGTCATGTACCCAGTCACGGAAATCCAAATGGAAAAGTATTTGGGTTAATCGGAGAAACTAACGAGACCGATGAAGGGTTATTATACATTAAGACCGGTTCTCATGTTGACACGTTAAATCACGGGTGGAAAGCAATTATCCCACCATCACCATCTCCGACAAATACTATCACGCCATCGATAACTCCTACAAGAACCCCAATTGTGACCAGAAATGTGGGACCATCGACTTCGTTGACCCCTACCAGAACTCCGTCACCCACACCAACGAAGAGCGGAAGAGATTCATATACCAGAACACCAACACCGACACCAACACTTACACCGACGATAACACCTACTATTACGCCGACACAAACTAATACTCCGACTGTAACATCGTCTCCTACCGAGACTCCGTCTCCGACGCCTTCGATGTATCAAACTCCTACGGCAACTCCTACGGAAACTTCAACTCCAACTCCGACTCCAACGAATACTCCTTCGCCATCACCAACTGTTACGGTTACTCCAACAAAAAATACATTCGAACTTAAAATAAAAATTGATGGGGATGGCATTACAATACCATATTCCGAAGGAATTTCCAATATAAAATCTGGAACATCCGTCACAATATACGCTGAACCAAACACTGGAAACAATTTCACAGGATTTAATGCTGTATCAATTCCGGGATTTACTTATAGTTCTACGGAATATTTAGAGGGAATTTTTGGTAAAGGCGAATTTACAATGCCAATTAACGACTGTAAGTTGACATCGAGTTTTTCTATACAAACAAAGACGTTATTAACTTCTACAAACGGATCCGGTACAGTTTCTCCGACATCAAATACATATCCTTATGGGACTAATGTAAATCTTACTGCGACACCGAGTGCGAATAATGTATTTAGTTATTGGGTTTTTGGAGGAATATCCAATCCCTCCGATGGATCAACTACATCGGCAAATACAAATATTTATATGACGGATAATAGATCCGCAACTGCATATTTCATACCATTGAAAGTGGTATATGCAAATGTGAACAGTGTAGGAAATTGGAGTGTTACTTATAAAAATTCGGCAGGAAATACAATAACACAGAGTGGAACGACCGGTCCGGAATTTTATAATACTCAAATTGTTATTGGTTGTGGTACAGAAGTATTTTCTGGAGGCGGACTATTAAATACGTCATGTAGTGGATAATTACTATTTATAACTTGTATATATACAAGAATATAGTAAATTAAATGTTATATGAGTTCCAAAGGAAAAATCTTCATACAAATTGCCGCATATCGCGACCCTCAATTAGTTCCCACAATAAAGGACTGCATAGCAAATGCGAAGCATCCGGAAAATCTCGTGTTTTGTATTGCTTGGCAGCACGCGCCGGATGAAAATATCGATGAACTTAAAAAGTTAAAAAACGTAAAAATTATTGATATTCCTCACATGGAAAGCAAAGGTGCGTGTTGGGCACGCAATCAAATACAGCAGCGATATGATGGTGAAGAATATACATTGCAATTAGATTCACACCACAGATTCGTAAAAGATTGGGACGACGTAATAATTGGAATGTATAAGCAACTTCAAAAAATGGGACACAAGAAGCCATTGCTTACTGGTTATATTCCATCATTTGATCCAGATAAAGATCCAGAAGCAAGAGTGCAAACTCCTTGGAGAATGGATTTCGACAGATTTATTCCAGAAGGTGCTGTATTCTTTTTACCTGCATCTATCGATAATTGGAGAGAATTGTCTGCCCCCGTTCCTGCAAGATTTTATTCTGCACATTTTGCATTTACTACCGGAAAATTCTGTAAAGAAGTGCCACATGACCCAGAATATTATTTCCACGGGGAAGAAATAAGTATCGCGGTTCGAGCATTTACTTGGGGGTACGATTTGTTCCATCCACATCGGTTAGTTGCTTGGCACGAATATACTCGCAAGGGGAGAACCAAGCATTGGGACGATCATGGGTCGAGTAGTACCAATAAAATACCAGATAAGAAGGACTGGGGGGAGCGGAATCATTTGTGCCATCGCAGGAATCGTATACTATTTTCTATGGACGGAGAAAAACACGATATCATAAAATGGGGGCCATATGGATTTGGAAAAGTAAGAACTCTAAAAGATTACGAAAAATACGCAGGGCTTCATTTCGGAAAACGTGCAGTTCAACAGGAAACAATAGACAAAGCATATCCTCCCAACAAATATCACAAATACAAGACTGAGAAAGAATGGGAAGATTCATTTCTACAAATATTTAAACACTGTATAGATCTTCAGACTAACAATTTTAGACTCGACGATTATAATTTTTGGTGTGTTGCATTCGAGCGTGAAGATAATTCTTTGATATATAGACAGGATGCGGATATTAACGAAATTAAGCGACTATTAGGCGAAGCAAAAGATCCGAGTGGAGATAAATACATAAAACTTTGGAGAACATTTAATACTGCCGAAAAACCACACCACTGGGTCGTGTGGCCACATAGTGTATCTAAAGGCTGGGGAGAAAGAATCACTGGAAATTTATGAGTGGAATAAGTATTGGAGATACTACAAAAATCGCCGATATCGGGTTCTATATAAATTTGGATAGACGTACCGATAGAAATGAAAAAATTCTATCAAATTTAAGAGAATTTTCAATCAACGGCGTAATTAGGCACAAAGCAAACGAAGACACCGGTACTCCGCAGGTAAATTTGTTGAGAAGCACGTTCGAAATTTATAAAAAATTTTTAAATTCTTCCGCAGAAACTCTATTAGTGTTGGAAGATGATTGTAAATTTTTGGAGCCACTATTCAAAGATAGAGTGCAAATATTTCAAGACATTCATTCGACGGATTGGGATTTGTTTTGGCTTGGATGTGTCAATAGAAGACAACCAATATATTATAAAAATAATTGCTACCAAACTTCGTCAACAAGTTATGCACAATCTTATTTGATCAAAAAAGAATTGTGTAAGACTTTAATAGAAAAATTTGATAATACATACTCGACACATTATCCGGACGAGTTGCTTTGTTTATTTATGTACGGAGAACAGATGGCAAAAAATCCAGAAAATTTTTATAAAGAAGATCAACCGTTGAATAAATTTCCCACGGTATTTAAAAGTTTGTGCTATAAATATTCATTTAGTACACAATATAATTCTTATTCCGATTTGACTAGAGTAGAAACTAATTTGGAAAATTGGATATGCGGCCATCACCCGGAAAAATATAATACATGAAAATATTAAGTATAACTTGGTCATACGAAGATCGTATAGATCTATCAAACAGTTCATTATACAAATCGTTTATAAAAAATAATTCCCCCGAGAATTTTATAAACATTCATTTTAATAGAAATAATTTTAAAACACTGGAAGAAGAATTTCATCGGAGATTTGACTACCAATATGAATTTATTTTATATAGAATATTTTTATCTTTGGATAAGTTCAAGTTTCTAGACGACGATTATTATGTTATATCAGATACAAATGACGTGGTTTGTTTAGGAAATATAAACGACATAAATTCACCAGATAATATTTTATTTTCCTCGGAAGCCCACAGATATCCGTGGAATTGTCCAGATTGGACCGTAAATTATTCCGAGAACGACAATAAAATGCGACATTATTTAAATGGAGGATTGTCGGTAGGCAAAAGGGATTGGTACATATCATTGTTCAAATCTATTATAAAAAATATACTACCTCTTAACTTGAAAACTTTTGGTGGAGATCAGGGGGTGTATACATATCACTACCTATCAAACCATGGCCCAAAAATTATATTGGACAAAAATAATGAATTATTTTTGTGCACATATTCTAGAAGTTATGATGGGTTCTCAAAAAGTAATTTTCCCATGTTTGTTCACGACAACGGTTGGAATTACGGTAGTCCAAAATTTATAGAAAAATTTGAATTATTAAAATGAAACCAAGTTGTTTAGTGACTACATATTATTCCGAAGGGGGTAGAGAACCCACGAAAGAGGAATTGAAAATAAAATTTAACGCAGACTGTTCCAGCGAAGATATATTTGTAAATTTCTCAAGGGATATATCACCAAGTAATACTAAAATTATTCCAAATATAGGTCTTAGTAAAAGAAAAGATCTTGTATACAGCAAAATCTTTCTTATTAATAAATTTATAAAAAATAATTTAATAGGAAAATATGAATATATATGTCACATTGATTATAGCGATACAAAATTTTGCAGAAGTTATCGCAATATGATGGAACGATTGATTGACAATAACACCGATTTTATTATTTCCACCGAAAAAAACTGTTGGCCTTATTTAGAGACCGTAGAATCTTGGGATATTAAAAAAAATAAATTAGAAAACATAGATTTTAAATACCTAAATTCTGGCGCTTTTGTTTCAAAAACGTCTACATTGGTATCTATTTTAGATGAATTGGAAAATATATGTTTAACAAAAGAAATTGATTTTTGGGACGATCAAGGCGTCTGGCAATACTACGACTTGTACGTAAATAAATTAATAAAAGACCACACATGTGAGTATTTTTTTTCGACTGGATTTTTGGATGAAACATATTATAAAAAAATAAAAAATAAAATAATTACTAAATTTGACACCGAGCCTTATCTAATACATGATAACTCGAGTTTTTCTTTAAACTTAATAAACACTATATGAGCATCGATGGACATTTTATTTATAAAGGATTGGCAACATCTCAGAGATCGGATGTACACCTACCATTCATAGAATTATTTGAAAAAACTTCACCGACAAGAGTTTTGGAAATTGGAACGTTCCACGGTGGACTAACTTTACTGTTGAGAGACATTCTAGATCAGGTTGGGTTATATAATACAACGATTGATACTTACGACATACATGATTATGGATTTCTTTCTCATCATATAAATGATGGAAAAAAAATAAACAAATATACCGAGTCTCTATTTAATAACGCATACGACGCATTGTTAGACCCAGAAAAAATAAAAAAATACATAGAATCGAGCGGAACTACTATTGTACTATGTGATGGTGGTAGTAAAAAAAACGAATTTAAGTTATTATCCAGATTTTTGAAACGGGGAGACATTATTATGGCTCACGACTATGCAAGAAACTCGGAATATTTTGAAACGAATATACGAGATAAGATATGGAACTGGATGGAAATACAAGATTCTGATATACAAGATTCTATAAATTCTTTCGGACTAGTTTCTTGTATGAAAGAACAGTTTGAAAATGTAGCATGGGTTTGTATGAAAAAAGAATAATATGAACTATAATACAACACTTGTAACGGGATTATTTGATTTAAAAAGGGGTGAACTGGACACTGGGTTCAAGCGTCCATTTAGCCAATACTTGGAACATTTTGATAAATTATTGCGCGCATGTAAAAATACGCCGATGTTAGTGTACGTGGATAAAGAACATGAACAATTTGTGCTAAAAGCACGCGAGGGATCTGTTGGTACAGACGTTCGTACCAAAAAGACTGAAGATTTTAGAACGTGGTTTAGTTTATATGATAAAGTAAATAAAATACGTCAAGATCCCAACTGGTACAATCAGGTGGGATGGCTGGCAGAATCAACACAAGCAAAACTTGATTTGTATAATCCTCTCGTAATGAGCAAGATGTTTATGCTGAACGACGCCGCAATTTTCAACCCGTTTGATTCGGAAAATTATTGCTGGATAGATGCGGGTCTTACTCAGACGGTACATCCTGGCTATTTTAGTCACGACAATGTGATTCAAAAATTAGAGCCGATGTTGAAGAAGTTTTTGTTTGTTTGCTATCCATACGAAACTACCAGTGAGATACACGGATTTAAGATTGATGCGATGAACAAATATGCAAACGCAAAAGTAAATCGAGTTGCACGGGGTGGATTTTTTGGAGGAAACAAGAAAGTGTTATCGCAGATAAATGGAATATATTATAATCTTCTAAACAATACGTTGAATGAAGGATACATGGGCACAGAAGAAAGTATATTTACGCTTATTACGTATCTTCACCCAGAACTAACTAATATAGAGATGATAGAAGATAATGGATTGGTTTCAACATTCTTTGAAAGAGTAAAGCAAATGCCGATGCCAAAGTATGAAATAAGTATACCAAAACAAGATGTGCCAGCGGATGTTGAGTATTTTCAAAGCGAAGAAGAAGTTGCCATGAACAAGTCAGGCAAGGGAGTAAACTTGTATATCACCTGCTTTAATTTGCCACAGCAACTATTACTATTGATAGATAGTATGGAAAAATATAATCCAGAATTATTGCGTATAAACAACAAATATATCATCGACAATAGCACAGATGAAACAACCAAACCAGCATTTGATGACATTGCCAAGAAGTATGGATTTGAATTGATACGTAAAGGAAATATGGGCGTATGCGGAGCACGCCAGTGGGCAGCACAACATTTTCACGATAGTGGGTCAAAATATATCATATGGTTTGAAGATGACATGCTTATGCAGGATAAGAATGTGCTATGTAAAAATGGACTGAATATGCATATAGACAACTGGATAGATAAGTGCATCAATATCGTTGAAGAAGAAAAATTGGACTTTATAAAAATTTCATTCAGTGAATTTTTTGGCGATCATCACAAGCAATGGGCATGGCATAATGTGCCACAGAATGTAAAAAACAAATATTTCCCAGATGGTACACATAGAATGAAATGGAAAAATTCTGGCTGCATAGATGGTGTAAGTTATTTGATTGGCGATGTTTATTACAGCAATTGGCCAAGTGTTATGACAAAGGCGGGAAATTATAAGATATTTCTTGAAACGGTATATGCTTCTCCGTTTGAACAAACGATGATGTCGCATGCCTTTCAAGTCATGAAAAAAGGAAGATTACGTAGTGCGGTACTTATGGCATCGTTGGTAAATCACAATCGTGTATACCATTACTCTAGAGATATTCGCAAGGAAGTTTAATTATTATAAATTGACGATCTCAATTTAGATGCTATGTTGTATTCATATCATTTATGAATAAAACACTACATACAGGTTCAGATTTGACAGAAAATCAAGTTCAAGAAAATTACGAATACTTTCTTGAATTTTTGAAGGAAAAGTTTAGCGGAGATAGACTCGAAAAGTTGTTGAATATGTACGCCGAGAATAATCTTGGATTGCAACTGGCGACCGCGCCCGCATCCGGAAAAAAGCATTATCATAATGCTTATACCGGAGGTTATCTTCATCATGTAATGGATGTAGAACGTGCTAGTCGCGGAGTGCAGAAGTTATATGAAACTCTTGGCGGAGAGATTGATTATACAGAAGAAGAACGTGTCATGGCTGCACTTCACCACGACTTGGGAAAACTTGGAGACGAAACTGGACCATATTATATTCCCAATACAGACGAATGGTCTATGAATAAGCAAGGACTTCTCTTTAAGAATAACACAAAAAATCAGTTCTGGAGAGTTACGGATAGAGCATTATATAATCTACAGCGGTTTGGTATTGTGCTTACTTGGAAAGAAACATTGGCGATCAAGTTGTCTGATGGAATGTATGATGAAGCGGCTGAATTTTATCTAAAGACATATGACCCAGACAAGGGTCTAAAGAACAATCTTGCTCGTCTTATTCACGTTGCCGACTATATGGCGTGCAATGCTGAACATGACGTTGCGAAGCGAGAAAGTTGAGACACCTAGTCTCAAGCGTGTGACAAAAAGGAGCACCAGTTTGGTGCTCCTTTTTGTGTCTTCATAGGTAAATGGTGTGACAACACAGTTGGTACGTAGTTTGCATATATGTACCGTCGGTGCCCATAATGGGGCCGATATAAACAAAGGATACAAACATATGAGTACACTAAGCAGATATACACGGGATGAGTTTCTCACCCCATTTGATCGTCTATTCGACGATGTCTTCAACGGATTCGGTATAACTCCTTATACCGGAACATATAGCAAAACTAGCTATCCAAAAGTTGATGTTGTTGAATACAGCGATAAATACGAATTGGAAGCAGATCTTGCTGGATTGAGCAAGGAAGACGTTTCCGTTGAATTAGAGGGCGATACTCTTGTTATCAAGGGTGGTAAGAAGCAAGTCCCGGAATCGGTAAATGAAGCCAAAGGACGCTATATCTACAAGGAAATCAAGCGTTCTAGTTTTACTCGCTCGTTCAGCGTTGGTGAAGGTATTGACAAGACCAAGATCAAGGCGTATTTCCAACATGGCACATTAAAGGTCACGCTTCCTCGTGTCAAACTTGAGGAAGCAAAACCACAAAAAGTCAAATTGTTGTAAAAAAAGGTTGACATATAACATCCTTCACTTATATTAGACGGGTTAAAGGTTATATGTGTCAGCCATTATGCTGACTGGTGGAGGGTGAAGTTGAGTTCAATCACCCCTGACAGCCCCATAGAAATATGGGGCTGTTTTATTATCTTGACAAAATGCTGTCTATCATCAATATAGGACAAAATGAAGAACTATATCAAGATACTTTTTTATATACTTGCATTATGCAGTATGGCATATGCTCAAGATGTTAGTCCGGTTGCCAAAGTTGGTCAGACTGTCACCTTTGATGTTACCGCCAGCGGAACAGCCCCGTTTACATACCAGTGGAAAAAAGGGGGAACGAATATTGCCGGTGCAACATCTATATCGTATGTGTTAGCGAATGTTACAATATCGGATGCTGCCGCATATACCGTAGAAGTTAGTAACTCGTTGGGAAGTAGTCTTTCAAATATTGCAACTTTGAGTGTGGTCAATCCGCCGGTTTTTACACTACAACCAGTTGCTACTAACGCATCTGTCGGCCAATCTTTTACACTATCATCTCTTGCAACGGGCGACTCTCCACCAACATATCAATGGTTTAAAAATAATGTTGCTATATCAGGTGCAACATCTGCTACATACACAGTATCATCGGCAGTTCTTGCTGACGCGGGCACATACAAAGTATCAGCAAGCAATACTGTTAGCGGAACAGTGGTGTCTACGGACAGTAATGCAGTGGCAGTTACTGTCATAGAAGTTTTGGTGCCGCCCACATTTACTACGCAACCCGTCGCCGCAACAGTAAATCTTACACAGTCATTTACACTATCGGCATTAGCGACTGGCACTCCAACTCCAACATACCAATGGTATAAAGACAACGTCGCTATAACTGGAGCAACATCTACATCATATACCGTAAGTTCTGCTGTTAGTGCCAATGGCGGCGATTATAAGGTTGTTGCGACCAATACACTAAACGGAGCATCCAGTTCAGTTGATAGTAATATAGTAACAGTAACCGTAGTTAGAACTCTTGCGGCACCAGTATTTACTGCTCAACCATCCTCCGTGACCATTGATCTAAATCAATCATTTACATTATCTGGGTTGGCTACTGGCACACCAACTCCAACATATCAATGGTACAAAGATGATGTTATTATAACAGGAGCAACATCTACATCATATACTGTGAGTGCCGCTGCCAGCGCAGACTCTGGTGTGTATAAACTTAGAGCAACCAGTACTATAGATGGTGTATCCAGTTTTACAGACAGCAATACAGCAACAGTAAACGTTATTAGAACATTAAAGGCACCTATCTTTACCGTTCAGCCTGTTGCTACAAGTGTTGAGTTTGGAAATACACTTACATTGTCAACCTTCGCATCAGTATCGGTGTATTATTATACTGTTGGTACAGACAACAATATTTATGAAATCGGCGATACTGGAACAAAGAGGGCTGTGCGAGATGTGTCTACTCTTGTAGGTGCTACATCAACAAATGCAATAAACGGAATAGCGTTTGATACTACGCGAGGTCAAGTATTTTTTGCGGCACCTAATCCGAGTGGAAGTGGCCTGGCGTCTCTGTGGTATTGGAACCAATCTGCCAATTCTACACCAGTCAATCTAGGGCAATTGACCACCAGCCGACCAGACAACGGAGCATATTGGAATAATGCTTATTGGTATATTATGCCGGGTACACATATGCTGGTGCGAGTCGCATTACAATATGACGGATCAGGAACCCCTACAATGATTTCTAATGGCACTTCGTCTGCTACGCTCACGGGCGGTATACCTACAACAGGCAACAATTATATTGGAGACATAGCCATTACTAGTAATGGTACATTATATGCCACTACTTCCAACGGTTCTATGTTTTATAATCTGACTCTACCATCTGGTCCGTTAAGTGGTACTATATCTGCCACCAATATAGGCACAGTTGGTTCTCCAGCAATAGCCAGACTTCAAATCACCTTCGGTCCAGCCGGTTCAACGTTGTATGGTCAATCCTTTGACAATGGTCAGTGGTATACAGTAAACACAGCCAACGGTACATTAACACCACTATCATTTAGTACGCTCATTAATGGAGGAACGACTGGATTTCAGGATGTAAGCGGCGTGTCCGCAACGCCTGCCCCGCCTGTTACAGATTCTGGAGCAGGTACAATATCATATCAATGGTATAGAAATAATGTGGCTATATCTGGTGCTACATTATCGACATACACCGTATCGCCAGTCGTAATAGATACTGGTGGAACATACAAAGTTGTCGCCACACGTACCTTTGATGGAATGACCAGTTCAACGGAAAGTAGTTCAGCACTTGTTAATGTTACAGGTATTTCGGCACCAAGTAATGTAAGAATCATCATACGTTATGGTCCATAATACAACTTAGGGTTTTTTTATAATATATACTATACTTATATGCTATGAACTTTTTAGCATTATTAGTATTATTGAGCGGCATAGCAATATCAATCTGCGGTGCTTATTTTAGTGTAATCGGATTAAAACTGCTTTTTGTTGGCGGTGGATTATCTATTATTATAATGGGTACCGCCCTTGAAGTTGGTAAACTTATTACAGCCACGTTTCTAAAGCAGAAATGGAAAGAAATAGGATGGTGGATGAGGTCGTATATGTTGCTTGCTACACTATTTCTGATGGGTATAACTTCAATCGGTATATATGGATATTTGAGTGCGGGATACACCGCAACGTCTATTGCGGTTCAGGGTTATGAACAAAACATAGAATCTAATAATACCAAGATAAAAGAATTAGAAAAGACCATAGAAAATATAAAAAACTCCGATTATAACTCGGAAGAAATAGCCGCAGCGGATACTAATAGAAAAAAGTTCATAGAACAAAAACTTCAAGTTATAGCACAAAAAAATCAGCAGATAGAAAGCATTCGTAAATCAGCAAATACAACACAGGATGCTTCGGCAGATATAGCAGCAGCAAAACAAGCTCTCGAAATATCTAAATCTTCAACCGACACCGATATAGCCAGAGAACTTGAGCAGATAAAACTATTCAATTCTAGATTGGAAATATTGGATAAAGAAGTTCAAACGTGGATGGACCAAGGTACAGGTGGTTTGTTTGGTAAAAATGGACTAAACCAAGCCAGAGTTGTAAAAGAAGGTCAAGCAAAAGAACGCGCTGAAATAGATGAAAAGATAAAATCATCTCAAGACAGAATAACCAAACTGCGCGAGCAATATGCGTCGCAGATGAAAGAGTATAATGACCGTGTGGCCGCAATAGAAAGCAGAAGTAAAGGTCAGCGTGGAGATATAGAAGCAAACGTCAAGAAACTCGAAAAAGACATTGAAGAGATAATGGCGTCCATAGACGCATACAATAAAGAATCGGATAATAAAGTGTCATCGCTAAACAGCAAAAAGGATGAACTGGCAGAATCTGGAAAGAAAAAGGTAATAGAATATCAAAGCGAAATACAAGCACTACGTAATCAAAACACAGATTATAAAGACAAGATAGTAAAAACGGACGTAGGAACATTCAAGTTTATTGCTAAGAGCCTTGGCGTACCATTGGATACAGCAGTAAACTATTTCATATGGTCTATCATGCTTGTGTTTGACCCGCTGGCTGTATGTTTGATTTTGGCGTATAATACATTAGTAGGAAAAAACAAAGAAAAGATTGTTCCCTCCGTAACACCATTATCAACTCCAACTCCGGAACCTACTCCGACGACATCGGAAATGCCTAAAATAGATATAGAAGAAATTTTGGAACAACCTTCTACCGACACATTATCCGCACCAACCATAACGCCAACGCCTTCTGTTCAACTCGCAAGTGATGTCTACGATGGGCAATTAAAATCAAAAGTAAAATCCAAAAAATCAAATTCCCAAGACCCAAATGAACCTATGTTGCGAAATTATGAACGCTTTAGTCGTCCACAGCCATAATTTGTTTTATTATAAGTTGACAAAATAAAACTATTCAATATATATGTGAATTGTAAAACAAAAAATTCACATAGTATGAGTTATAAAATAGTCAAGGATAAAGATTTTCTACATAAGCCAACAACACCTGTATCTTCTATTGAAGAGGGTCAAGAAATAGCAAACAAGCTTATAGAAACTTTAGATAGTTTGCCTCACGGTGGAGTTGGACTATCTGCTAATCAAATAGGAATATCAAAAAGTGTTTCTGTTATTAGAGCCAGAAAAGATCAGCCGCCAGTTGTGTTGATGAATCCTGTTATAACAGAAGTTAGTAATGAAAATATCATTTATCTTGAAGGTTGCCTAAGTTTGCCGGGCAAGAGTTGTAATACGATGCGTAAGTTGAAAGTAACCGTCAATACTCTCAACCACGCCAACCCCATCCCATTTGGTCCAGATACAAATCCGCCAACAGAAAAGAGCGTATATGACGATGTTGGTATATTAGAAACAATCTGCGTTCAGCATGAAATCGACCATCTGAATGGCAGACTGATGATTGATCCTGGCGTCAAGTTCATCAAGCCGGTAGAAAAAAAGGTAAAACACGGCAGAAATGATAAGGTTGTTGTGGAAAAAAATGGTGAAACACAATATATAAAATACAAGAAGGCATTGGAACTCGTTGACCAAGGATGGAAAATACTATGAATATTGACCCAGATAACCTAGAAGAAGTAAAAGAACTATTAGAATACGCACTAGAAAGCCGCAGTTGGCCCTCAGTCGAAGATGCGTTGGGCATCATCAAAGAAGAACTTGGATATGATCCCGACGAAGATGAAGAAGAGGAAGACGAAGAATAATACTCTTTATGTGGTTACTAATAACTCTGCTGGTTATATTTTTCCTAACGACTTGTGCGTTGGGATATGCGTGCTATAATCTACTCAAAAAGATGGAAGTATACGAAGAGTGGCTTGATATGTTTAGAAGCGAAGTGTCTGATGTATACAACAGAATAAAAGCGGTAGATGACAGAAACTTGTTTGAGAAGGACGATGATGTAGGATTTGTGTTTTCTGAAATCGTAAAGATAATCAAAGAGTTTGACGAGAAGATAAAATAATATATGAAAAAAAAGAAACTGAAGAAGAATGCTAAAAAAACAAAACTCGTCAAAAAGGTAAAACGAGTAGCGTCCAAAAATATAAAAAAGGTCAAGAAGCAACCAAAGATAAAAAAGCAGATTATTGTTCCGGTTGTAATAAACGATACGCCGATTGAACCAAAGAAGAGACCAAGAGGTAGACCAAAAGGTGCCAAGAATAAGCAAAAAGACGGCACACCAAAAGTATCAAATGTATATTTTACTCCAGCAACAGAAGCAGCGATCATAGCATACAACCAAACAACAGATTCCAGAGAAAAAGATAGAATATACAACGACCATATTCAGCAAGCGTTCTTTAAGATAGCAGAAAACGTTTATAACACATTCAAATTTAGTTACGCGGATGTCAGCCCTCTTGAAATACAAAAGCAGGCTATATCGCATATGGTGGCTAATATAGACAAATATGAGCCAGGCAAGGGTAAGGCATTTAGTTATTTCAGCATTGTTGCCAAGAACTGGTTTATTTTAGATAACAATACAACATATAAGCGGTTTAAGAAGCACGTTGAAATATGTGAACAAGCAGGCGACGCTGGTGAGTTTGTAGTAGAACCAGAACACGAAAAGCAAGAAAGCGAAACACGCGAGTTTATAGCACTAATGGTAGATTACTGGGATAAGAACGTGCATAAGATGTTCAACAAGGAAAAAGACCTAAAGATTGCTCACGCTGTTATAGAAATATTCAGAAACGCTGACCGTATTGATGTATTCAATAAAAAGGCACTTTATTTATATATACGAGAAATCGCCGACTGCCAGACTCAGAAAATCACCAAAGTCATCAATAAAATGAAGGCTACCCAGCAAAACATCGCTGAAGAATATCTAAATCGTGGCACAATCAGCGGGGCAAAAATCTAAATATATATTATAAATACTATTTATAGTCATGGATAATGACATAGAGATTTTTAAGGGCAAAAACTTTTCTGACCTGTGTAAAGACATCGTCAAAAACAGCGAAGAAAAGAAGAATCAGATAGATATTCTGATTACAGATTTGCGTGAAATGATCAAAACCATCAATGATGCCACCATGATTGTGCCATTATTGAAAGAATATTTTGACGTTGGTGTAAGAAACGATGAACAACTTATCAAACTTGCTGCGATTATACAGCGGCTAATGAGTGGCAAGGGTGGAGCAGAAGGTGAAGGTGGTGGTATGTTGCTGACCGAAGAAGAACGCAAGCAATTGATGGCCACCGTAGAAGAAACCGCCAAACAGTTACAAAAACCGGAAGTAACCGAAAAAAAGGTTAAATAAATTATGGCTTACATTACCATAGACAAACGATCAGAACAAATGGTAAAGCAAGATGATATGCTTGCATCTAAGCGGTTTGTAATCGAACGAAAGCCAGATTCTTTACTATTTTACGAATTGGAAGAAGCGGTGGTATTGGATGTTATAATGGATGAAGAACATCCCGTTTTAAATAAATCAAGTTTGGACGTTGAAGATTGGCCACCCAATGTAGACGGAAGTAAGCCCACGGGAAAAGATAAAGATTATTCGTGGATAGGTAGAATAAGATTTAGATTTATAAAAAGTCAACAAAATGCACAAAAAAGTACACTTGATTGGGCATTTCCGATGGAAAATACAGGTATTGTAGAATACCCACTAATGAACGAAATAGTTATTGTGGGGAAGTATGGGGATCAATATTTTTATACAAGAAAACTCAATGTAAATTCCACAATAAATTGTAATGCGAATTTTTCGGCAGAAAGAAAATCCGGAGAAGTTGATAAAAACATAAACGAATATTCGGAAGATGGTGAATTTGACGGACCAAGTTCTCAGATGAATTTTAACGGTGGTCTAGACTATACCGGTGTGCTTGGAAGTTATTTTAAATTTAATCCAAAAATACGTGGATTGAAATTATATGAAGGGGATACTATTCTACAATCCAGATTCGGGTCATCTATACGATTTGGTGCATACGACTCTAATCGATCCAATGATAATGGTATTGGAGAATATGAGGATGGTGGTGGAAACTCCATGATTTTGATTAGAAACAGACAAGCACCAATAAAATCGCCACAAGGACATACTGGTAAAGGATATACCACGGAAGATATAAACAAAGATGGTTCTTCTATACACATCACTTCGGGGAAAACGGAGTCTGCGTTTTCTCCAACTACAAAAAAAGTAATGTTTCAGATGGATGTGAAAGAGGAGCAAGCGGGGTATTCTCCGGACGGTGCAACCCAATTCAATTATCCAAAACAAGACGGCGACCAAATCGTAATAAACAGTGACCGGCTCATATTTTCGTCAAAAGCAAACGAAACTTTTCATTTTTCTAAAAAAAGATATGCCATAGTCACGGACGACGAATATACCGTAGATTCACACAAGCAGATTGTTCTTACTACAAACGATAAAACTACAATAAATTCTCCTTTTATATTCTTAGGAGAGTTTGAACAAGCGGTTGAGCCAGTTCTTTTGGGAAGAACGACGACTACTTGGAACATGGCTCTATGTGATTGGATTCTTTTACAAACAAATTGGATGATAGAACTTTGTGAGGATTGGCTGGCAAAGCATTTACACGAAAACGACAGCGGTAAAGATATTCAATTTGCTCCAAAAAACGAATGGAAAGAAAAACTCAAAAAGCAAGTTGAAGATTTAAAAAAATTAAGAGAAAGCCTAATAAAACTTAGAGACGATGCTCCGAGAAATATGAGCCAGCGCGTTTTTGTTGTTGGTGGAGGAGGAGCACCGGGTCTTAAGGGCGGAGAATTGGCAGCAGATTCTCCAATGGATGAAAATTCAACAAATTCTGCAAAAGAACAAGAAGAAAAAGCGGCTCAAGAAGAAGAAAACGAAAAGAAAAAAACTTATAAATTGGAACTTATATATGAAGGCGGAGGAGAAAATTCTCCAATTCCCACATTTTAACAAATATGGTAAATATTCCTACATTTAAAGCACCGGATCCTTCTTCATTCACTGGAAATTTATCCGGAATTAGTTCAAATCTTCCGGCACCTGCTTCGGTTGGATTGAATTCCCCGATTAATGCATCACTTGGAGCAAATTTACCTCAAATTCCTTCCATGGGCGGTCTTAGTTCCGGTTTACCGGATGGAGGAGCATTAAAAAATGCAGTACCCAATTTTTCCGCTCCATCTATACCGTCAGACGTACTTCCTGATGCAAAAACTAAAATTGCCGAATCATTACCAAAGTTTGATTCAAAAATAGATTTACCTGAAATACAAACCGGAAAACTTGGATTGCTTTCTTCTCCAGTAGATCTTAGTGCATTTAAAGAAAAATCGATGAGTCGATTAAATTCAATTGTTCCAGAATTTTCTCCCGGCACAAAAATCAGTGCTCTTAATGCTCTCGCCGACAAGAAATCGGCTTTACTTGATACATTGAAAAGTGCGGCTGGAGGGGCATTGTCTGGTGCAGTTGGAGGAGTCGCGGGCGCACTGGCATCTGGTCAAAGTTTAAAAGATGCTGCCGGTTCTATTGCAAAGAGTGCAATTGGAGGTGCCGTAGGTGGCGTTGTTGGAAATCTCGCGTCTAACGCGGGAGTTGGTGGTCAAATAGCCGGTGCAATTGGTGGTGCCGCAGGTACACTCGCGGCGGGTGGAAATTTAAAGCAAGCGGCTGGATCTTTGGTTGGTGGCGTTGCCGGAAGTTTGGCCGGAAATCTTACCGGAAAAGTTGGAATTCCGGGCAACGTAGCCGGTGCAGTTGGGTCTGCCGCAGGTGCACTTGCGGCGGGCGGAAATTTAAAGCAAGCCGTGGGTGGTGCTGCTGGAAATTTGGTGGCATCTACTGCGGCTGGAAAATTAGGAGGTGGCGTTGTTGGTTCTGCGGTTGGAACGGTCGCTGGTGCAAAAATTGCGGGCGCATCTACAAAATCATCTTTAGTCGGAGGATTGACTGCGGGCGCTGGAGCGTTTGCGCTTTCAAAAATAACGCCTAATCCAGCAACAGTAAAATCTGCGCCAACTGACAATGTAATCCCAACTCGGTCTCAGGAAAAAGTTGAAATTCCAAAAAATGTAAATATAGTAACATCCGCAAACAGCGAACCTTCCGTACCAGTAAGCAAATCCATACCACCCGCCAGTCCAACGGCAACTATAGATAGTGAGACCGGAAAAGTGACACTTTCTAATACTGCACCCGCAAATACTACGACCATCAAAGAGACAGTGATTAAAGGGGGAGGTAAGATAATATCTGCCGACAGATATAACCCAGAAACAAATAAATACGAACCGGTTCCGGATAAAATAATACCACCCACTAAAACAGAAACCGTAACCGTTGTAAACAACAAAACCGGCGAAGTTGTATCTTCTACGCAAAGTAGCGAGGAAATTACAAGAGAAGAAGCACAAAAACGAACATCTCAGGCTAGAGTAAATCCCCCAAAACCGGTTGAATATACAAGTCCACCGCCAAATAAAGTAAAAAGACCAATAAATCCACTATTTACATTACAAACTGACAGTTATGGAAATGAGTATTTACTTATATCTCCAGAAAGTATAAGTATAATTCCAGTTGGACTTGAAATTGTATCCATTTCTGGAACTAAAAATGTGTTGACCATTGTGTATGTAGACGGATCAAAAACCGAATCTTATACGGCAGAATATTCAATCGAAAAATATGGATTTGGAAATTCTTCGGGCGATTCTGTTGCTATTGATACATTGCCGAATGGAAAAACCTCTACATATCTTGTTTTGGCTATGTCCGAGGATTACTCACTGCCGTCTGAGGGAGATTCTCCGTATTTTACAAAAAATTCAGATGGATCTATATCTTATACATTTTCGGATGGATCCACTGCTACGGAGTTGCCATCCGGAACAAAAAGTTTATTCACGGTAAAAGGTGTTTCGGCGGACGTGGATATGCCCACGAAAGTTACTCCGTCTTCGCTGGAAATGCCAGCAGATCAACTGGAAAGAAGTAAATCTACGAGAAAAAAACTTTGGCTAGAAAAAAACTACGGTAGCATGAAACAAGATAGTAATGGAAATTATATAAAAGAAAAGAGCGTTTTTAAAACCGACGAAAATGGGAATCGTTTATTTTATGAAAGACAAAATGGACAAAAAGTCATTGTCAAAAACGATAAAAGTCCTAGAGGTACGATGAATATACCCGTCATGTATGAGGTTCCGGATGGCATAATAAGCCAAGAACAAGTAAATTCCGAGTTTGAAAAAGAATGGAATGAAAAATTAAAAAATGAAGCAACTCAGTCATTTGCTAAGAAATTGGCGGAAAAATATGAACAATTGAATCGAGATGACCAAGTAAAAACCGCAGAATCTGTGGACAAGGGTCACGTAATAGAAGTAGTAAGAACTGGGTATAGTGCCAAAGGCGATTCGTATAAAGTAAAATCGGTAAGACTTTATAAAAAAACAGAACAAGTAAATTAATAAGTTTTCAATCAGTATAATATTTATAGAAAGACGTATATATATGAAAAAGACAGAATTAGTTGAAATTATAAGAACTTTAGTAAAAGAAGAAGTGCATAATGCGCTTCCTCAACTTCTAATGGAAGTTTTGGCCGAAAAAATGAGTGAAAAATCGACGGAAATACTCGAGTCTAGAAAACAGTTTGAACAGATTCCCGCAAAAAAGCCAAACTTTAATGTTGGGCTAGAAGAACCAATAAAGAAGCAACCGGCCCCTGTACCAAAGATGTTTACAAAAAATCCACTTCTCAATCAAGTATTGAACGAAACCGTTGGCGGCGTTCCTACCGAAGAACAAACTCAGGTATCTTCTGCGTTGGATGTTATTAAAACTTTACCAAAAGACGCATTGAACGAGAATAAAGAAGTTGCTGCGGTGGCAAATGCATTGACTAGAGATTATTCAAAACTCATAAAAGCCGCCGACGCCAAGGCGAAAGCCAAGAGACCTGCATAAAATAGATGGCAACATTAACACAGCCTTACGGTATAACTTTGCCCATAACACATGGGCCACAGGGCTATTTTAATCAGAGTTATAGTATACTAGAACAAATAAAATCAAATTTAAATTTATTATTCAGAACAAAAAAGGGAGAACGAAGAAGAAATCCGGAGTTTGGTTCTGGACTATGGAGTGTATTATTTGAAAATTATACCGAAGAAATTTCTCCAATAATAGAAAATACTATACGGAGAGATGTTACTCGGTGGATGCCATACGTGAACATCAACAGTGTACAAGTTAGCACAAATACTACAGAACATAATGACAAATATAGAATATATGTCAAGGTATTGTATACTGTACCGAGTATTGGTGAGATGGAAACGCAGATCCTGGAAGTCAACGTAACCGCCGGAAATATATGATATTAGATACACCAAAATCATTCAAACCAGAAAAGAAAGATATAAAGTATCTAAATAAAGATTTTTCGCAATTAAAGCAGTCTTTAATAGATTTTGCAAAGACATATTATCCAAATACTTACAGAGATTTTAGTGATGCTTCTACCGGCATGATGTTTATGGAAATGGTTGCATACGTAGGAGACGTTCTATCTTACTACATAGATTATCAATTTAAAGAATCAATGCTAGTAAATTCAGAAGAAAGAAAAAATATCATAGACGCGGCAAAGTCGGTTGGATATAAAGCAAAAACGACCACTCCTTCGGTCACTAAATTGGATGTTTATCAATTAGTTCCGTCAAAAATGAATGATGTGGGAGAAATGGTCCCAGATTTAAATTATGCACAGATAATAAAACCAGGAATGGCAACCACCAGTGATACAAACGTAGCATTTATTACAAATGCTCCGGTCGATTTTACAGTGGACACAAAAAACGATCCACTGGAAATTTCTGTATTTCAAAGAAACGCGGCGGGCCAGCCAGAGTTTTTTGTTTTAAAAAAGACCGTAGATGCGTTTTCGGGCCAGATTATAACCAAAAATATTTCAGTTTCAGATCCTGTTCCATTTTTAAAATTATATTTAGACGATACAAATGTTATAGAAGTTTTAGACGTATATGATTCGGACGGTAATAGATGGTATGAGACTGATTATTTGGCACAAGACTTGGTTCCAATAGATTACGAAAACATCTACAAAAACAACATAACGCTGTCTGCTCATCGAGATACTACTCCATTTTTGTTGAGATATTTGCGTACATCAAAGCGATTTGTCACGGGAGTGGATGCCGAAAATAATACATTCTTAGAATTTGGTTCTGGTACTAGCATAAAAGACGACGAGTTGATTGTACCTAACGCATTCACAGTAAATAAACCCACCACGTTCAGAGCAGAAAATATTGCATACGATCCATCAAATTTTCTATCATCCAAAGCATTTGGGCAGGCTCCATCAAACACAACATTGACTGTAAGATATGTAGTTGGTGGCGGCGTAGAAAGTAATGTAAATGCAAATTCAATAAAAAATGTAAGTTCCGTTGAATTTTTCGGAGATTTGACAGAACTTGGGTTGTTGGAATTAAATTTAACAAATTTAGTTCGCCGCTCGGTTCGGGTAAATAATCCAACACCGGCAACTGGAGGAAAGGCTGCGGAAACTAATGACGAAATCCGAAATAATGCACTTGCATATTTTGCTGCTCAAAATCGTGCAGTAACCCAAAGCGATTATGAAGTAAGAACGCACGCGATGCCAGCAAAGTATGGTTCTATTGCAAAGGTATATGCCGTCACGGATACTCAGTTGGATATGGCTAATATACAGGCCAACCCTTCTCCTATACAAACTGGAAGTTTGTCGCCCGGTACAGTAAATAGAGTAGACCCAGACAAAAATAATCCATTTGCTATTAACTTATATGTTCTGTGTTATGATAACAGCCAGCGATTGATTCCCACAAACGAAGCAATACGCACCAATCTAAAAAACTATTTAAACCAGTATAGAATGCTGACAGACAGTATTAACATTTTGGATGGATATGTTATTAACATTGGTGTAGATTTTAGCATTATTGTTTATAAAAACTATAATAAGCGTGAAGTTTTGGCTAATTGCTTAACACTAGTACAGCAATATTTTGACATAAACAATGTAAAGTTCTGTCAGCCAATCAATCTTAGCAGATTGGAACTGGAAATCGCCAAGGTAGATGGCGTTCAGTCCGTAACTCAGTTGCGTGTAAAAAATCTTACACTAAAAGATGGCGACTATTCTCAGTATGAATATGACATCGAAAAGGCCACAGTAGATAATGTTATATATCCATCCATAGATCCATCGGTGTTTGAAGTACGTTTTCCAACTAAAGATATAGTAGGCAGAGTAGCATAAATATATACAGAATATCTGTTGGGTGTTTATATTTATAAAGTAAAGAAATATATAAATGCACTACTTTTTATATCCAACAAAAGACACGTTTATAACCAACTATCCAACCTATATGTACAAAAATATGGGTTTGGACGAACTGTTAGAAGTTGAGAAGCGGGTCTCTGGCTATAGTTGTTCAAGCACAAGTACATTTCCTGTATTGGTTTCTTATACCAGTTCAAGCATAGAACTATTGAATGGACCAAAATCGGCGTCTTTTGATTCTGGTTCTACGGATCCAAGAATAGTATCCAGTTCATATAAAGATGTATCTGGTCCAACTACTATGGGTGCTGTTTTATCACGAGCACTTTTACATTTTGACTTATCTACCATATCGCAATCTATAGCGGCGGGAACAATCGCCAGTCCTAAGTTTTTTTTGAACTTGAAGATTTGTGAGTCGCAAGAAGTGCCAGTTCGTTATTCTCTTGCCGCATATCCTGTTTCGCAGTCTTGGGCGATGGGAACAGGATACAAATACGATGGCGCATCCACTTCTGACGGAGCAAACTGGAAGTTTTATAGTGCCGACCAGATACAAAAATGGTGGAACACTGGATCACTTACCGATTGTAGTGGTGGTGGTGTATGGTGGTTGAACAGTGCCTCTATCGCATCTGGTTCTGGATATGCCGAGTATCCAAACATAAGTCAATACAACCCATTCCCAGATTGTCCTACAAGCAGTTATGTTCCACCAGTTTCGTCCAGCATAATATCGACAGGTTCATACGCTTGCTATCAATATTTTGACTATCAAACATCCGACGTAAGAATGGATGTTACTCCAATAGTAAATGCTTGGCTTACTAGAGCAATACCAAACGAAGGTTTCATATTGATGCACGCAGACGAATCAAGTTCTGTGGATTATGGATCATTGAAGTTCTTTAGCAAAGAAACCAACACAATATATTCTCCATATATTGATGTATGCTGGTATGATTCTACCATCAATACTGGTAGTGCGGATGCTATACAACTACGCGATGCCGTAGTAAATATGAAGAATATGGCAAGAGAATATAAGTTTGGTTCCATTGTTCGTATGGATGTCGCCGCAAGACAAAGATATCCAGTAAAAACATTTACTAATAGATTCTCCGATTATCTTTCGCCATACTATCTACCGTCATCCAGTTATTACCAAATCAAGGATGCAGAAAGCGAAGAAACAATACTTCCGTATGATGATTTTACTCGCCTAAGTTGTGATCCAACAGGAAACTATTTTATGCTTGATACAAGCGGACTCGCGTCTGAACGATACTACAAGGTTGAAATACGTTCAGAACAAAGTGGGTCAATATTGACCTATACTATTCCAACAACATTCAAGATTTCTAGATGAAAGCCAACCCAAATCTAACTGGATATAATCAGGCGGATGTAGAAAGTTTATTGAACACCGGTTATATTGTACCAAATATAGACGAATATTCTAATCTAATCATACAAAATGTTACTGGTCAGTTGTATAGTTCATCCATAAGCATAGAACTAAAAAACGTGATATATGAGCCAGTAAAAGTTGAAACTAGAATTGAAACTCAATTTACGGAGTTATGAACTTATCTGATATAAAATATACAGTAACTTCCACCTCATCTTTGAGTTATGGATCGTTTTTGAAAAAAGAAGATTTGGAATATTATACTGATGGAAATACTTTCAAGAATTTTCCATTCGGTCAATCCGAACAAGATTATATCCGGTTTGGTGTATATAATTTAGAAGATACTTTTATTACTTCGTCCGTAATATACTCCGAGGGATCGTATTCGTCTGTAACATCGTCATATTACGATGTATTCAACCAGTTCATAACATATTCTTACAAGAAATATACTACCGACTTTGTAATACTTGGTACAGAAACACAATCGTTATTTTTTGATGTAAGTAGAAATTTAAATAATCTTGGTATACAAAATGGAAACTACAAGATTTATATAGAATTGGGGAGAAACATCATAGGTGCGGAGAGTGGACCGGAAAATAAACTTTCTGTTAATGTAGTTTCTAACACCAGAAAAGAAGTTGGCCTAATACCAAAAACGTTAAAAGGTACTGAATCCAAAATCAACACGGAATTTGAATTGTTTTCAAACAATTTAATACTGATCAAAGAGGTTGCGGACGGGTTGTTATTTGGGATGTCTGCTCCCGAGATGTATCAAATTTACAACAATGTCGCTTTACTAGACCCAATCGGAGCCGATGCTTTAAAGTTTAACTATAGTTTCAAACGGGACGTTGATGTTGTTTCATTTTTGACTGACATATACTACGGAGTGAGACGAGGGATGCTAAAAAGTAGCGGGCAATATGCTACAAACGATATAATTGGTATATACGATCAATTTAAGAATTGGCTATATCAAAATTATGAATCCGGGTATTCCTTCGAGGGTGTCAGAGACTATTATTACAGTCTGTTCTTGTATGTTATAGATCAAGAATTAAATCGTATAACAAATACGAAGCCAGACACATATCCTCAGATTGTGGAATTTTTGCAGGCAATATTCTACAATAATATATTTTATCCTATAATATTGGGGTTAGAACAAAAGTATAACGTAAATTTATCTGGGTATTTCAAGTATTATTTGAATATACCTGGAAAAAAACCTATATCAATAATCAATAGAAAATCTATCGCGACGAGTGATTCAAGATTTTATGATGTATTGGCATTGAAATTACTAGAACCACTGCCGGATGACGTGGAACTAAATAGTGACGCATGGATTTCATGCGACTTTGCGTTCTTGCCAATCGTTCAAAATGTTTATTTTTATTCAAGGCAGGTAATAAATACTATACCTCTACGCGGTCCAAATTTTCTAATAAAAATAGAAAGTGAAGGAAATTCATCCGAAGCGCTATCTATGGAACAACTCGTAGGTGAAACGGGTAGTTTGTACAATGAATTGAATAGTAAATTAGATGCGAAGTCTCAGCGATTTATAGATACGACAGATTATAGAAGTTTTGAAAATTTTGTAAACTTTTCTTCCGTAGACTTGCGATTAAAATCATTTGAAAGTAAAAGAACTAGAATAGAAGAATTGGTGGAAGAAATAGTAGTTTTGGATGTAAAACTTACTTCCAACCCAAGCGATGCATTTTATTTGAAACAAAAATCTGATGCAAATGATGAAATAGATCAGATAGAAGCGGGAATGGACGGATATGAGAAATTCCTGTATGACAACCCGATGTGGTACGATGAGCATACAAGAGAAATGGACGGATATACTTCCGCTTCTTTGTACGATAAAGAAAACGGAGGATCGTTGATAAATAACTTACCTCAGTTTATGATAGAAGATGCGGACAATAACGCAGACTATATCAAGTTTGTTGGTATGGTCGGTCATTTCTTTGATAATATTTCATTGGCTGCTAAACAATATACCGAGAAAAATAATACGTCGAGTTCTCCAAATGTTGGAATATCAACAAGTATTGTTGGAGACATGCTACAGTCTCTTGGATGGAATGTTGAAATATCAAAAGATAATCTCCCGCTTATATTGTCTACATTTTCAAAATCCGATTTTGATCCAGAGTCTCCATTATACTCAAAAGCACGAGAGTTTTCGGAAGAACAAAGAAATCAGATAATATGGAAGCGTATACTCAATACACTGCCATACATCTACAAAACAAAAGGAACCGAGGCATCATTGAATGCTTTGATTTCGTGCTTTGGTGTACCAAAGAATATAATCAAGATAAAAGAATATGGTGGTATACAAAACTCCAGTGATTTGACCGATAAGTCATTGTATATTGTAGAAGAAGTAAAGTATGAGCCATATTTCAGCGGAAGTGGTGAATATTTCAAGTTGGATTGGACAGGTAGTGCTCAGTCTATAGAATTTAGTTTCAGATTTGACACAAAAAAGACTCACGATGATGGTAAGATATTCAGATTAGTAAATTGTTCCGATACATGGGTAGTGGGAGCAGTTCGTGAAAAAGGTAAAGATTGGGGAACTTTGTTCTTTAGCATCGATGATGGTTCCGGAGAAGTAAAGTCTATACTTACTTCCAGAGCACCAATATTTGATGGAAATTCATATAAAGCACTACTCAGAAGGAATGATGTTGAACCTTTATTTGGTGCAACGGCTTCATTAAATGAATATCCGACCAAATATGATTTATTGCTGCAAAAATCTGAAGATGATCTTATAACATACTATGTTTCTGCTAGTGCATTCCTTAGCGGAAGTTATAACGATTCATTCGAATCTGGATCTTATTTGTATATTGGAAATTACAATCAAAACACCGCGTCTTTGAGTATTGATCCGGAGGCATTTTTTGGAAATATTGACGATATAAGAATATGGGAATCTCCGATTTCCACTGAAAGATTTATCGCTCATACATTGAACAGAAATGCGTATGATCTTGAAACTCCGCAACAGATGGTTTCGGATAATCTTTATAGAATATCGTTTGAAAGACCTGTGGATTTGTTTGATCCGGTTCCATATGGAATTTTACTAAACAATCTTTCTTTTAGAAGCGACTTTCCTACATTTGCTGCCATAAACTTTCCACAAATACTTGGTCCACTAGACCAAACTACGTATTGCGATCCCTCGGAAGGTCCAGCATTTCCATATCAATTTTCCAGAAAAGACGTAAGAACCGTAATGAATCTTCCGGACTATGGTTCAAACAAATTTAGAAGTAACAAGATAAATTACATTGAACAAGAATTGGTGACAAATCTTTCTTCCGAAACAAGAGCGTCATTCAAAGCAAGTGAATTGTCCAACGTAGATGCGAATAAACTTGGAATTTTCTTCTCCCCGTCCGAAATACAAAATACAGAAATCATAAAATTCTTCGGGGAATTCCCTCTGGGAGATTTGATTGGAGATCCTTCGGACGTATACAAACGCTCGTATGACAAATTTGAAAAGTTCAAGCAGATATATTACGATCAAGGATTTGGAAACATAGATTTTAGTTTCTTCATGAACATCGTTCGTTTTTATTTCGATAAGGCGATGTTCAAGTATATCAGGGGACTTATACCCGCAAGAGCAAAACTCGTAGATGGCATATTGATTGAGCCTACGATACTAGAAAGACCAAAACTTGAAATCAAACCACTGGTAAAACAAAATATTGAGCAAAAAGTAGCAGATCTTACATCAAAGAAAGAAGTAATTGCAACAAATCTTCCTCAACATACTGCATCTGTAGAATACAGTTTTGATACGGGGACTAGTTTGAATAACGATATAAATCAATCATTTTATGATTCAGATTTTTCTGAATTCGGGTTTGGTGTATATTCTGAAAATGGGTTGACTTATTATAACAACACATATTATCGCTGCGACGTTGTAAAAGTAAATAAAAAGTATTCAGTACTCAGATCAAAAGTCTTGGATAATAATACGTTGCCTCCGGATACGAACACGGATTTTAATCGAAAAGTCCAAACTATCAATAAGTCGTATGAAAAAATAAATTTGGTAGGACTACCAAATCCAACGTCATACCCAATGACTGCATCTATGTGGGCGGTTCCTGATATTTCTCAAGGCCAATCTCCAACAAGTATATATTTCAGCGGAAAAACGAGTTTCAACGTTGGATATTTGGGCTGGGCGGATATTGCTATAAATTCTGCACATACAATTGAAGGTATTATAACCGGATCAATTTTTGAGAAAATTTCTCCGTCCGTACAAATATATGGACAAATAAATTCACCACTAAATGTTTCTGGTTCGTATGACCCAAAATTGAGTTATCCGGTTTTTTACTCTGGTCTATTCAATTTGGATTTAGACGGAAATCCAATATTTGAAGGTACTATTTCTACGAACGGATTTTATACAAATCTACAAGTCGGGCCAGAATATTATTTTATCATTTCTTCAACTGACGGTGGATCTGTATTTTCAGAATTTATAGAAAAAACCACGGGTCCGCTGTTTGCTCGACTCACGCAGGGAGTAAATTATCAAAAAACTCTATCTTTGTCATATAAGCCATCAAGTTCCGTATTGTTGGATGGATATTTTCATACTCACTACAAATATAAAAAGCAACAATTCTCGAAAAAAGAAATACATTCATTCGATAACACGGGAAGATCATTTAAATGGGTAAAAGGAAGTCAGAATAAAAAAACTACCGTGGATGCAAGCACTGGACTATTGGATAATAGCGAACCAGTAATATCAAAAACAGTATAAAATAAGTAAAAAAAGGATTTAACATATATATTTATTTAGAAAGAAACCTATATGGCGTACATCAATAACGAAACTATCACTGTAGATGCGGTTCTCACGAAAAAAGGCAGAGAACTACTTGCGGCCAAAGGTGGCCTAAATATTACATCTTATGCGCTGTCGGACGATGAGATCGATTATCGCCTTTATCAACCCAATCACCCACAGGGTTCTGCGTACTATGACTTGGCAATTCGTAATACTCCAGTATTTGAAGCATTTACGGATGAGACGCAGGCACTAAAATATAAATTAGTCACACTACCTTCGGGCGTAGAATCTATACCTATTATATCTCTCGGGCAAAGTTCCATCGACGTTGATAAAGATTATAAGGGCGAAGTCGTTATTGTACCAAGCACGAACCCAGTATACAATACAACTCTTGGATATACTGCCGTTTTGGCTAATAAAAACGTTGGTACTATCATAGGAGAACAATTACAAGTAACGAGTACATCAACTATACCGACATTTATTGGAGATGTATCATCCACAACCGCACAAGTTGCGTTGGGGCTCAGATTTAGATTTGTTCCAAATTCCGCCCTTACTACCACGACAGTGACAAACCTAACGGTGGTAGGTAACGAAAGCGGAGGATCTATAACTATACCGGTGACGGTTCGCGTAAAAACGTAAAAATTTAATATATGATCTTTAAGCAATTTGAATCATCTGATATAGTCGCGGGAAGAACACAGCCAGTTTCCACCGGTATGTGGAGCGATGGCACGGCAAGTTGGGAACAGTTTTATACCAGTAGCGCGCAAACAATAGCGTCGTCTTCTGCACTTGAACCACTTAATGGGTTGTATTATACAAATGTATATGATACGGGGTCGAATATATCAAATGCTGATATATACTTTTCCTTGACTTATGGACATTATGCAGGATCTGGTAGTTCAAATTATGATACAAGTTCTGCGAACGGAAGTTTGATATTCCCAACGCAAGCCATATATAATCAATACAGAAATCTCATACTTACTCCAGCAGACACGAAGTTTACATTCCAAACCGGAAGTGCGTTAGTAGATTCCGATGATATATACGTCATAGCATTCCGTTCAGCAAAATATAAAGACAGACTTGATCCCGGCCAATTTCAAATAACGTTAAGCGGATCTCTTGGTACTGCCACTCTGATCGACGATTCAAGATACAACCCAAAAGCAACGGCGGAATCTGGTGGAAAGAGATACAATCTTATTCGCGGGACATTGTCGGGAGGTGCCGCGTCTACTGGATATGAGGGAATAGGAACTATGTATCCAGATCTGGGTATGGTGGTACTAAACCCAACAAAGATAAGTCAATTAATCGGTACTGTGAATGGGTTCCCAATAAACAATCCATCAAGTTCTTTGTGGAATGGTCAATTTGCAAAAATGCAAAACTTGTTGTTCCAATCTATAAAACTTGGAGCACTAACGTCCCCTATGCTTGCAAGAGCAACTGAGTACGTGGCCGCAAGACACTTTTTCGTTCGTGTAAAAAATCAAGACTATAATTATTCAAATAATCCAACATTTGTAATTTCTTCGGAAGAAGCACCATCAAATCCACAGGATGTAGGAAAGTTGAGATTCAGCGATTTTTATACAAATCCAAAAGTATACATTACCACTGTGGGACTGTATAACGAAACAAATGATCTTGTTGCTGTCGCAAAGTTGAGTCAGCCATTGCTAAAAGACTTTACTAACGAGTGCCTTATAAAAATCAAGATAGATATATAATCTGAAGGAGGAATATCTCCCAGATATTATATTTATCATTATATGATAAAGCAGTTCTCCGCAGGGGATATAACAATAAGGCCGTTCAATACGTTCAAGAACTGGAAAGTTCAAAGTATCGATTCGTCTTCTGTTGATGCATATGGATATAGCACATATTACAATCAGTTTTGTGAGATAAACGAAGGTAAGAAAATATCATCGATTTTTTATCCATCTGGCAGTCCATATTATTCTGCCTCGTTGGAGCCAATCAATCAATCCGGAAAATATGCAAGAAACATATACAGCCTTACGGATTCTATGTTTTATGGCAATGGAAACCAATATCAGTTGTTTGGAGTTGAAAAATATGGTGGAGATTTTAGTACTGGACAAAAAGAGGTGCGAATTATTAACGATAGGGTTGTAACATTGGCACTAAATCATAATGCATTTGGAGACAAAGTACGACCAAATACAGTTCATATAGTAGATAATTCAAACGTCGATCAAACGTATGATATTTACGACGATGGTGCAACAAACTTGTTTATAAGTGGATCTCATTTTTCTTCGTACAATATGTTGGGCGGAGTAAAAAACTTAATGGCTCGGCCATATTATGAAACAGGGTCAATAAAGTTTTATATTACTTCGAGTAATGGTTCCGTTACTTATCTCTCGCTGCAACAAGCCACTGAATATAAAAACGCGGGAAAAAATGTGTTGTTTGAAGAATCTTCTCTCACTTGGAGTTTTGACGATTCTTATTCCAGAAATTATTTTCAACCGGAGAATGAACATTTCGGAGAATCGGTAAGTTCTTGGTTCAAATATATCGCAGTTGGGTCTAGCATGGATCAGTACAGTTTGTCCACAGCAAGGCAGGGATATGCAGCATTGTTTAAATACGACGATTCTACCGGCACTCACAGATTGATGAAAAAGTTTTATTGTCCATTTACACAGAATGGGTTGGCAAGAGAATTTTCATCTGATAGTTCTTTGTTGATTTCTATAGAAAATAATAATTTCTTAATGACTGAGCAATCATTACTCAGTTCTTCTTATTTAGAAGATAGTTTCGGTTATTCGGTGTCAGTGAAAGATGATTTTTTGGCAATAGGATCTCCGACTGGGTCGGTGTGTGTAACGACGTTATCTAATATAAGCGGATCGTTGTGCTATACGAGTGGATCGTATCCAGGATTTGTTTATGTTTACGATAAAAACAAAGGCGGTATAGATAATTGGGGAATAATCGAAGTTCTTACGGGAAATACAAACAACGATAAATTCGGTTATTCTGTGAGTTTGGATAACGATTTACTCGTTGTCGGCTCTCCTGGAGTGAGTGGTAGTAAAGGTGGAGCGTATGTATATCGCAAAAAAATATATTCTACCGAAACCGGATCTTGCAATTTTGTTACGATTGTGACGGGCTCTGGTGCCGGTGAGTATCCGTATTATATAGTTGGAAACTATACTTGGGTTCAAGAGTCTTTTATAACGTCAAGTGTATGGTCTGAAGGAGATAATTTTGGATGGTCGGTTTCTGTCGATTCGGGTAGCATTGTTGTTGGAACAAATAAAAGCGGTGAAGGATATGCATCTGTATTTACCGCATCATTTTATTCCGCATCTATAGGCGATTGTCCAACTGCCTCTTGGTCCGAAATAAAAATTCTTAGAAAAGATTCTACGTATGGAGATTTAGATATGTCTTCTCCATTGTATGCGACGGATGTTACTTCGGCTGAAATTACATCTGATGGGTTTGGTAAATCCGTATGTATAAGTTGGCCGACTGTGTTGGTGGGATGTATCAGAGACAAGGCATTCATTCCATATTCTACGTATGCCGGAAATCCAGACATATTAGGATCTGCTTATTTTTACAGATATACCACGCTATGCGGGACTTCGAGTTTTTATAAAGTATATAAAACATTTGGAAATAGAAGATATTCCACAAATAATAGGCTATTTGGGTCGTCTGTTTCAGTCGAAGGAAACTTTGCGGCAGTATCGTCGTGGGCCGATAAATCTGGAAGAAATGTTGATTATGTATCCGATGAATTTGTTTTGGAAGATTATGAATACGAATCCACTTCTTCCGAAGATCCAAACGGGGTTTTGGGTAGAGTAACAGTGTATAATTATAGCGATATTCTGGATAAATGGGAATTTACTGGTAATACGAAAATAAACAAAGATAAAAATAGCCCAGCAAACTTATATGGTTATTCGGTGAGTGTGTCGTCGGACTTTTTGGCAGTTGGTGCTCCGTTGGTAAATTTTGCAACATCATCCGCCACGGCGTCAATATACGATCAAAATATACAAATATTTTCCGGCTTTCCGGCTAATTACTCCGGATCGGTTTTTGTATATCCAATAAACAAATATGAAACTAGCCCATTGATCGGAAATATATTTTACAAAAATGGTTATTTTGTATTAACAAACACGGCATCAAATTATTACAATATATTTACTGGTACAGGTTCTCGTGGGTTTGATCTTAGTTATCAAGGATCGCATACAATATACGAACACGAACACTTAGTTTCAATCAGACCGGGAGAGTTTAATTATAGCACAAATCCAACTTCGCTTGTACAAAGTTCATTGTTGTTCGATGTAAATCAAGATGGAATATTTGATTTTCTTGATGTTGATTTGATAATGCGTTATTTACAGAAAAGAAAATTTTTTGAGGAATTCGTATTTGATGACAATGGACTTGTTTTAGAACAGGATACGCTCAACGATTATAGTTGGTGGAATAGTGACATATTACAACTTGAATCTGAAGACGTACTTTTGTTTGAAAGTGACGAGGCCGCTTATTTGACAAGTTCTTCATTTAATGCATTTACCAAAACTGCATTTGATTATATACAAGAAAATTTGGTAAACACTGGATTGCTGGATGTTGATGGTGATGGAAAGATAAATCTAAACGACGGAAACATACTTTCACTGTATTATTTTGATCGACTTGTGCCAGAACGTTTAGATTTACTGACAAATGAAAATTCTACACGCAAATACGTAAAAGAAATTAAAGAATATTTGAATGTGTATTGCCGAAAAGATAATGTAAAGGTAAGTCCATACTTCTTGGAATATCAATATAGTTCGTCGTATGATCCTACAGGCTCGTATTTGGCTCCATTTATAACAACAATCGGATTATATCAAGGAAACGAACTGGTGGCGGTTGGTAAATTGGGAAGACCGGTCAAAAATCTAATTGATTGGCCACTTAACATTGTTGTTCGTTTTGACACATAACTTTATATTTATAATAAATAACAGGAGAATTTTAATATGCCACAACTACCAAGTACACCAAGACCTTCCAAAACTCAAAGTTTAGCGGACTTATATAGAACCGTTGACGCCAATCCGCCAATCGGAATTCGCTCTCACATCATAAACAGAGCGGGTAAGATGGCATGGGGGTTGAGTAAAGATGCCGGTACTGATCGTACTTTTGTTAACTTCTTGCCAAATACCTATCAGACCAACTTTGGTCCCAATGGTGGCGGGCCATTTACTGCTGCCGGTTTGAATTACGCAGCACAAACATTGAAGCACGACAACACGCCATATCGCGGTTGATTTATTATAAATGGTTATATGAAAGTGTTAGGGCTTGACCTCTCGACTACTTGCTGTGGATGGGCAATTACAGAAAATAAAGAAATACTATCTTGCGGCTATATTGATATATCAAACGCTGAGAAGTATAAAGATAAAGCAGACCTTATTATAAAAACTCTGGTTGGTCACAGTTTTGATAAAATAATGATTGAAGAAAGTTTGTTTGGATTTGCTGGTGGAGGTACTTCACAGCAAGTCATTATTAAACTGGTCAAAAACAAGGCTGTAATAGGTTATATACTTGAAAATCATTATGGCGTGAGTGTAGATAGTATTCACGCACAAACTGCTCGTAAAAAGGCACTTGGGGCGGCGAGAATCAAAGGAGTAAAACCCAAGGTGTTTGTTAAAGAAAGCATTGATAAGATGTATGATATGACTAAATGGACTGTTCTTAATAAAAAGGGAACTGAAGAGAAGCGTATGGAAGATGTTAGAGATGCAATTGTGCTCAGTTTAGCGGGTTGATTACCGTTTTAGCATTATATTTATTAACATAACCTTTTAACAATATATCATTATGACAAGAAGTGAACTCAAGCAATTGATTAGAGAAACAATACAAGAATCCTTGGTACAAGAAGGATTACCGTTGGGCAAGGGCGACGTAGGCAATCAAATTACTTATAAATTGACCGATATTCTCGGTAAATTCCAAAATCCGGAGTTTGAAGATAAAGCGGGAATTCTTGCAGCAGATATTATACGCCTGTTTAATCAAGACCAAGAATGGGCAAAAAATCCCAGATAAACTCGCAACAAATCAAATAATTAAAACAAAAACCCGCCAAATACGGCGGGTTTTTTATTAGTTGACTACTTTACCATTATCTGTATAGTGGTATGGTAAATGTCATCATTAAAAATAACAGAACTTACCAGTTTGCTGAACAGAGCATTCAAGGAAACTGGCAGGCTACGTAAAGGCAACAATATAGTATATCATTGTCCTTTCTGCCACCATCATAAAACAAAGATGGAAGTGTGTCTGGATGAACCCAATAAATGGAACTGCTGGGTATGTAATGCCAAGGGTCGTGGATTATATTGGCTGTTTAAGCGAATGAACGTAACGTCCGATATATTGGACAAAGTACGGGATAATGACCGATATACCGGGCACAAACCAAATTTATCAGAGTTTGACAGCAAGATTTTATCACTCAAAGTTGGTGAAGTTGAAGTTGAAAAAACAGAATCACTTTCTCTTATGCCTGACTTCAAAAGTTTGGCAGAAAATGACGGCAGCAGAGAATATAAAGTCGCGTTCAACTATGCCAAGAAACGCAAACTATCGTTGTGTGATATTGTAAAATATAACATTGGATATTGCTCAAAGGGTCCATTTGCAAATCGTCTTGTATTTCCATCATACGACAAAGATAACAATCTGAACTTTTATAGTTGCCGCAGTTATTATGATGACGGCTACAAATATAAGAACAGCGAGTTTAGCAAGAATATCATTGGGTTTGAGAATATGATAGACTTTGATTATCCAATATATCTGTGCGAAGGTGCGTTGGATGCTATATCACTCAAGCGTAATGCCATACCGCTGTTTGGCAAAACAATGAGTAAAAAACTTCAAGCAGCAATAACTTCCAGCAAATGTCCTGAAGTCAATATTGTGTTAGACGATGATGCGTTGAATAGTTCAATAAAAATTGCGAACTTTATACAAACTCTTGGAAAAACTGCCAAGCTTGTGCGGTTGGAAGGCAAAGACCCTAACGTGCTTGGATTTGAAAAAACTATAAACCAGATTAAACAAACGGATGTGCTTGACTTTGGGGCACTAACCTGTTTAAGATTAGGAAAATAATATTTATGATAGATACATTTGAAAAATTGGATATAGGACTAAGTAAGATTGATTATGTTGTTCATATATCCGACATACATATTCGTCTTACAAAACGTCACGAAGAATATAGAGAGGCGTTTGAGAAGTTGTATGCAGAAATATCAAAGACGCCAGAAAACACTATTATTATCAATACTGGTGACACACTTCATAGCAAAGTCGATCTGAGTCCAGAAGCGGTTCAACTTGCCAGTGAGTTTTTTCATAAGTTGGCGGAACTTAGGCCAACTATTATAATTGCAGGTAATCACGATTGTTTGCTTACTAATGCAACTCGTCTTGATAGTATTTCTCCCATTGTTGATAACCTAAAGCACAATAAACTTTTTTATCTAAAGAATACCGGATTGTATGCTGCCGCCAACCTACTCATCAACAACATGAGTGTATTTGATGACGTTACCAAATACATCAAGTTGAAGAACGTAACCAAAAAGATAAGGACCAGTTTTGATACAAAAATCGCGTTATTTCACGGTGGCGTGTTTAGTGCCAAAACGAACGTTGGATATCAAATCACGGATCATACCATTTCAAATGAATTATTTGATGGGCACGATATTGCTATGTTAGGCGATATTCATATGATACAAGATTTACAATCTTATGACAAACAAAATGAAAAACCTATTATACGTTATGCGGGGTCTCTTATCCAACAGAACCACGGCGAATCATTGCTTGGACACGGGTTCTCGTTATGGGATATCGAGCAAAGAACATATTCTCATATTGAAATACCAAACGACTATGGGTATTTTACGATAGACATCGATGACGGTAAACTAGTTACCGACATAAGCGAAATGCCGCGTAAACCAAAAATTCGTGTGCGTTGTAAGGAAAGTGTAGCAACAGAAGTTAAAAAGGTGGTTAACCAATTGGGTAAAACATATGAAATCAGCGATATTATTTATACAAGAGTTGATACAGACGGTGCTACTAAAGTTGCACAAGCACAGAATATCTCAAATCTAAATCAAATAGGAAACGTAGATTATCAAAACAAGACAATATCCGAATACTTGAAGAAGAAGTTTGCTGATGTCATGGACGACGACACTATAGAGTCGGTATTCGAAATCAATAAAGAACTAAACGCCGGACTAAGCAAGGATGATACGTCAAGAAACATTCGTTGGAAGCCAGTCAAGTTTGAGTTCAGTAATATGTTCAGTTATGGCGAAAAGAACATTCTTGATTTTACAAAACTCGAGGATGTATATGGATTATTTGCGGCAAATGCCAGCGGCAAAAGTTCATTGATGGATGCGTTGTGCTTTACGGTGTTTGACAAGAGTGCGCGAGCATTCAAGGCTACACACGTAATGAACTCGCAAAAGATGTCATTTAGTGGCAAGTTCACGTTTGAGATAAACAACGTTCATTACGTTATTGAACGTGAAGGCAAGCGAGACAAAAAGAACAATGTCAAAGTTGATGTAAACTTTTACAAGATCAACGGCGATGAAAAAGTAAGTCTAAACAGCGAGGCGCGCCGCAGCACCAATGAAATCATACGTGATTATCTTGGTGACTATGACGACTTTGTATTGACTACACTTGCTCTACAGGGCAATCAAGGCTCGTTTATTGATATGGGGCAATCAGACCGTAAAGAATTATTATCCCAGTTTATTGGTATAAACTTGTTTGATAAACTACATTCTCTTGCTTCGGATAAAACAAAGGAGTTGTCTGGGGCTGTCAAATTATTCAACAAAGAAAATGGCCTAAAAAAAATAGAACAAATTAATAATGACATAGAACTAATAAATTCCAAAATTAATGATTTGATTGGGCAAAAAGAGAAATATTCTACATCAAAAAGTGATATTGATACTCAAATAGAAACCCAAAAAGCGAGATTGATAAAACTCGAAAATGTTCCTACTAACATAGTTCCCATCGTGCGTGAGCGAGATACTATTATTATAAAAAATAAGCAGATACTTGAAAGCATCGAAAAAATAGATGGAGAAACTGTTGATAAAAAGCGGGAATATGCAGATGCTTTGAATAAACAAAAAAATTTTCCAGAAGATCTGAAAGAGAAGAACGATAAATATCTTGCTCTATCAAGAACCAAACAGAGAGTCGAAAATGATTTGGACAAACTCAAAACGATTGTAAATGAAAAATTGAAGAAGTTGAGTCATTTGGATAAACATGAATATGATCCTAATTGTAAATATTGCTGCAATAACATCTTTGTAAAAGATGCCATAGCGACGCGAGAAAGTTTTACCGCCGATAAAGATGAGGCGAAAGAACTTTCGGAGTCTCTGGCAAAAATAAAATCGGAAATGGACGCATATTCCGAATATGTGTCAAAATACGAAGAAAGTATTAAAATAAAAGAATCTATTAATACTCTCAATTCTTTTATATTGAAAAAGGAACTTGAAATCTCAAACTTAAAGTCTTCACTTGAAAAGAATACTACGCGGCTGAATGAATTGCAGGATTTGATGGCACTGTACGATAGATCTAAGGAAATTGTCGAAAGTAATAAAGTTATAGAAAATATTATAACCGATCTGAAATCTAAATCTTCGACTATATCGACACAATTAAAATCGATAGAAAAAGAATATATTGATGCATATGGCAAAAAAATATCTTTTTCCGATCAATTGAAGGAAGTAGAAAAACAGTTGGCCACAATACAGAAATACGAAGAAGATCTCTCCGCATATCAATATTATATTTCCGCCGTTTGTAAGGACGGAGTGCCATATCAAATTATATCCGACGCTATCCCAAGGATCGAACAAGAAGTAAACAATATACTGTCCAATATTGTTGAATTTGGCATCAGCATAGAAACGGACGGTAAAAATGTAAACGTATATATCAAATACGAAGACAAAAAATGGCCGCTCGAACTATGTTCAGGTATGGAAAAGTTCATATCGGGATTGGCACTTCGTGTTGCTCTTATCAACGTGAGTAATCTACCAAGACCAAACTTTCTCGTCGTAGATGAAGGGTTTTCGGCATTAGATGGCCATAATATACCTATGCTACACGCATTATTTGATTATCTAAAGCGAAACTTTGATTTTATCATTATAATAAGCCATCTTGACGCTATGCGAGACATGGTAGATAAGCAACTCGAGATAAAGAAGGAAAACGGGTTCAGTAAGATAGATAATACCGTCTGATATATATTTATAACCATAGGAACTATAAAAACCTATGGCACAAATATTTGAAGCGGATTACAACTCTAACACCTACTTTTTTCTAACTAATTTTAGTGATATACTAAAAGCGGGCAAGAATTCGTTTACGGTAAATACAACGCCGTATGTTATACCGAACACGCCAATAACAGTTGCGGTATATGATACAAAAAACAATCTTTTACCAAGTGGTGTAATCAAACCGACGAATGCTCTTTTTTCAGAACAAACATTGATGGGGCAGTTATACTATGTAAATGTATCGAAAGATACAATAAATGGCATAGGAAAGATAGAAATAAAAGGGTCGGGGTTAAATCTAGGAGAATATACCGGAAGTATAGCATATTATAACAACGTAGGATATAAAATAGCCAAAGATCAAAGATTGCCACTAACAAGTGCTCCGTCCGAAGACAAGAAAATCGAAACCGTAGAAGTGGTATGGTCAAGAAACTTGCTAATAGACACCAGTAAAAAAACTGATTCCGAGGTTAGGTTTTTTACTTCTCCATATATCAGAACAAGATCTGAAGTATATTCACTACCATCGTATCCTACAAATTCACACAGATTGTTTTCCGGATCTTTTTCATCAATTGCACTAAGTCCAAAAAACAATGCAAACGGAGATTATGATTATCAGTTTGAAGATGCATCATATCAACTATACTGGAAATCTGGGAACAAGTTTAGTGCCAGTATGGAAGGCGAAAACATACGCCTGAAAAATCCAATCGTAACAAAATTTACATATACAAACTTTGGCGACAATAGAGTAGAATATCAAGGCATATTAAACACAGACTTTATTGCCAAGATAAAGCGAGTGGTAAATGAAACTTCATTGCTTCTTGATATACCGTTTGCCACGGTATCTGAACTTATCAATTTGACAAACGAAGATTCGCCATATGCAAAAAACAATCTTGTTCAGTTAAAAGGATATACGGTAATAGATGATGCGGCCAAGCAAACTGTATTTCACAAGAAAAATTTTTATGTATTGAGTTTGTCTGACGGTCAATACGAAATATTTCATAAACAAATACCCATCTCTCTTGATCGTGCTGGTGCGGCTTCCTCCTTATATTTGGTTTCTACTTTAAATATCGAATGTAATAATGCCAGAACATTGTGCGGCGATTTGTCATACTACAAGATATATGGCAGAAGTTTAAACACGCCAATATCAAAAACATTGCTAACTGAAGGTAAGATTGAAGCAGAGCACGTTATACGTTCAAAGAAGTTTGATAATGGACTATATGATAATACGGCATATTTTTATAGCAATGAACACGTAAATAAGCATTGGTTTATAAAAGGCGCTTGTGTGTTTTCGCAAAGTAACGAAGTGCTTATAAACGGTGCCAGAATAAGCCACGCCGATAATAGTTCATTGAGCGATTATGTAATATTCAAGGACAACACTTTTGCTGGTTCAACCGATTTTACATACTATGCACCCAACTTGCTGAATAACTCATATTGGTATGCTAATACAGACGCATTTATAAACTATGGTATATATCCAACGTCGTCATACCTTGGCATAAATAACATTCCATATATATCAAACTATAGTGCCTCGCAAGAAAATCTAATAAACGGACAGGTTCACGACAGTAATCCTATCAGATTACGTCAAAATACTTTATATAAGTTTAGTATGAAAGTAAAAGCGGGTGCTAACAACTCAAATGATGCCAAATTATATACTTATTATATAAGTGGAACAAATAAAAAAATGATTGGATATATAGACAATTCATACAACTTTGGTGCTAATGAGTCATATGAAAAGACATTTTTCAATGAACAAGAATCATTTGGTACTATACTTCTCGCACCAAGCAAAGGTGAATGGAGCATATCTGATATTTCTATACAGCCATATCAAAATATAGATTATTCTATTGATAGTTTTAGCGTAAAAATACCACTGCCCGTAAAAGTACCCAATGAACTATATGAAATAGAAATGGAACTATATGACGCTCAAAACAGATTGGCATATGGCTCAAACTCATATACTTTCGCTTATAATAAAAGATTTATGCCATTAAAATCAAAAATATTCGTAGACCCGAGTGGTGCGGTGTCCAGTGATGTTCCTGTTAGTATCGTCGTTGGTAGTGGTGGGAGCGGCGGAGGTGGTGGTGGAGGAGGTGGTGGAGGTGGTGGTGGAGGTACGATAATAGACATATCACTCGACGGAGGAGATGCTGGATCTTAATAATATTTATATAAAATGGCAACCATAAGAATTTCCAGAATCCAGTTAAAAAGAGACACCGCCGCAAACTGGGCGTCAGTAAATCCCACATTGTATGCGGGCGAAGCCGGATTTGAGTTGGATACCGGTAAATTAAAAATAGGAAATGGATCTACTTCTTGGAACAGTTTGCCATACCTATCCGGTGGAACTGGTGGGGGAGGAAGTGGTACCAGCGGAACAAGTGGATCTAGCGGAACAAGTGGAACTTCTGGACCAAGTGGATCTAGCGGAACAAGTGGAACTTCTGGACCAAGTGGATCTAGCGGAACAAGTGGAACTTCTGGACCAAGTGGGTCTAGCGGAACAAGTG